GTATTATTAAAGTTACCTGACCAAGATGCTCCTGTTTTTGACTCTACACTTCCATCATCTTTAAAAAATAAGATTTGGTCGTTTGGTGTATCAATTATAACAGTTATCATTTGCCAAGAATCAGCAGTCAAAGAACTAAAATCATTAGAAGTGTCAAGAGCATTCCCACTTGAGTCTTTTGCATATACCCTAAGAGATGCATTATCACCTCCTACGCTTATCATAAACTCGCCATTCCCTGTAACTCCTTTTGTAAGGATTCTATTATTTGATGCTAAACTAAATGGTTTTATCCACGCTTGAATTGTAAAAGCATTTGTACCAAATTGCAAAGTAGAACTATTATCAGCACTTGAATAGCCACTTCCATCTAAATTAAAAGCTTTCTCTCTTAATCTAACAGAAGTCCCTCGAATATCTTGACTTGGATTGCTTGGGTTTGCTATTAAAGTAATTGCATTAGATACAGGCGTACTAATTGAGTAGTCAACCATTCCTAACTGTGGGATTCTTGTTTCGTGTTCTGTATAAGTTGCACCACTTATAGTACCATTTATACCTTCTCCTGAACTATCATAAGCTACTGTACCTGCTCCCTCACTTAAAGCCCAATAGCCTTTTAAGTTTGAAACAGTTAAAGAAGTGCTAGTATTATCTGTAACTAAGTGATTTGGGTTTTCGTAGTCATAAGCTATATCACTTGCACTCCAAACTGCATTATATACTTGAAAGTCTGAAAGTTTACCATCGTAATAGGTACTTGTACCATTGAAAATAGAGCCTATCGATGCTGTGGCAGCAGAACCTATACTGATAGCAGTTATTGTTTTAGTTGTACCTAACTGAACTCCATCAACGTAACAACTTGCACTTGTTCCATTTATAACAATAGCAACTCTACTCCATTCGCCATATTCTATTACACCAAACTTAAAAAACGCCGCTCCCGAATAAATTGAAAGCTCATAACCACTAAAGGCAATAACAAATCTATTAATGTTTACATCTAAAATGTACGTATTTTGTGCTTCGGTTGGATTTATCCAAAACGCAAAAGTAGCATCTGATCCTGCAAGTTGAAACCCATCTATATCTATTGAATCATTCGAACCATCAAAATCAAGTGCTTTACCTGTATACAACTCACCTACATTTGAATTACCCGATAAGTCAGGCGTTATTTGGATTAATTCTTTTACAGAGATGTTGTCTATTGTAGCAGGATTACCTGCTACATTATTATAGATGTATAAAAGATTGTTACTTCCAACACCATCAGATTCTAAATCTATGGTATGCAATCCCTCTGTTAAAAATGTTCCTTTTTTAGTAAAGTCTGGGTAGTTAGTGTAAACAGATACACCACCCGATTCAATATTAAATGTTAATCTATTCGTTCCGTTAACTAAAACGGCTTGAGAGATTGGTGTTTTAGACACACCTTGTGTCGTGGCTTGATTTTGAGCGTTAACACTCCACCCACCGCCAAAAGTCCAACCTGCCTCCCCATCACTAAAATCACCATTAACCACTTCTTCCCTACCTAATGGTTCACTCGCTTCAAATTTAAGCCACATTTTAAGTCCACTAGTTATCACAGAAATTGATTGAACAAATGCCGATGATACTATATTATTATATAGACCTAGCATATTTTAGTGTTTAGGTGCTAGGTAAGCGATAAAAATACCTGTAGCATGCTTTAACTCTATCCACCTACCAAATACAGTAATACCTTTAGGAAATGTGTCGCTACTAGTAATAGGATTACCACCGCTACCCTCTACTCCATCATCTTGAGAATGAGAGCCATTATTGTTAGTCACTGTTACACTAGGGTCAGTAGCAGCAGCAGTTGTTATTGTTTTTATAAAATTTGATTCATCTTCTTTATTATTTTCTGGTATCATACCATTAGTAGTATGAAAAGTACTGTCACTTAAAAATGTAATAGCACAAATAACATAATCAGCTGGTGGAGAAACAACTCCTGCTGTATCTACAAAGATAGATCCAAATTGTCCTAACCCAGCTAATTCGTGTTTTGCTCCTGATAAAGCCATAATATTTTTATTTTAAAGTTTTTATTTATACGCAAATGTAGTGATATTTTTTTTATTATCATAAATTTATTATCTTTGACCTAATTTAATTTATTCAAATGAAGAATTACCTGAAGTATCTTAGCGATACCACGTACCTCTTCCAAAGAAAGTACGACCTTAGTGATAACCAGTTAAAATTCCTTATCTTTATAAATGATGAGAAAGGATCCTTCACTAAAAGGTATATAAGAGAAAATATGTACATTAGTAAGAACTTTAACGATAGGAAGTTTCCTGAGTTAGTTGAGAGGGATTACATATTTGTATTCGAAAGAAGGTTATGGGGATCAAATCTACCCAATAAATATAGAGTAACGGCAAAGTGCCAAAGATTGGTTAATAAATTTTACAATGTCCTTGAAGGGACGGAAACAATATAAATAATAGTCATGGGAATATTCGGAAGGTCTAAGGGCAATAAGCAATTAAAAAAGAAAGTAAAAAGAGAATATAAAGCTCTTAAAAAAAGTGGTGACGTAAAAAAGGCTAAAGGGCTTGGTCTTTCTAAAAAAGAAATGAAAGAAGGTATTCGTAAACGTATAGCAGAGAAAGCCGTTATTAGAAAAAGAAATGTAACAGCTAAGAAGGCTTCAGATAACATAGCAAAAAAAGAAAGTTCGGTAGCAACATCAAAAGACATGGCTACAGAAAGATCTAACAGATCAGCAGAAAGACAAGCTTCTATGCAGTCAAAAGCTGACGCAGCAAATAAAGACATTAAGTCTAGAAAAGCTCAAGGTGCTACTAACGAAAGAGTTAGGTCTAACATTAAATCTGAAGCTACTGCAAAACCAGGTGGAGAATACGATATAACTAATCGTAGTGGATACAAAACAATAAAAACAAAAGCTATGTACGGTGCTAAAGTAAAAGCTGTTAAGAAAGCTAAATCAGGTGCTGCACTTAAATCAGTACCATCAAAAGCTAAAGGTTTATCTAAACTACCAAAAGGTGTACGTAACAAAATGGGGTACATGCAAGAAGGTGGTAAAGTAAAATCTAAGTCTGTTGGTGTACTTAAATCTGATACTAACAAGGATGGTCCTAAGATGGAGCCAGGCAAAAAGCCTTACACTAAGAATGGTATCAATTACACTTGGGACAGAAAGAATTCTGTTTGGAGAGGTGATGCAGATAAAGGCTTAAATGTTAAAAAAGCTAAAAAAGGAGCTTCTGTAGGTAGCCCTTATGAGGCTGCAATGGCTAAGTGGGAAAAAGCAATGGACGCTTGGAGGGTTACTAAAAAAGAAGCTATTAGTAAAGGTCAGTTAATACCAGGACCCCCGACTAAACCAGTTAAACCACCAAAAGCATCCGCCCCTGATATTTCGTCTAAATCGGATAACACAAAAACCCCAAACGTTAGAGTTAACAAGAAGATCTTAAGTTCTTTTACTGCTAATATGAAAAAGTGGGAGAAGGATATGGCTGCTTGGAAAAAAGCTGATAGAAATGGTGAGTTTGACGGGAAGCTAATTCCTGCAAAACCAACTAAGCCAGTAAAATAATAAAAGATACATAACACATGAAGTCACCGAAAATTAAAGGCATAGGTGAAGTTGTCACCGATTATGGTGCTAAGGTGATGAAGGTTATAAAGAAGGGGCTACTAGGACGTAGCCTTTTCGATTTTTATGGGGATGTTAAGACTAACGCCCTCAGAGTAAAAGAATCTCCTTCAGTACCTCAGACACCTATAGATCAAGATGGAGGAGTTGTATACGTTAAAACAGCTGATGGTAAACTATACTACAAAAGTAACGAAGTTGCAGAGGTAGAGCTTAGTGCACATACTGGACTATCCACTGAAGAGGTTCAAGATATTGCTGGTGCTTTAGTTGCTACTGGAGGAACCAAGACTGGTATCGCTGTAACATATCAAGACGCTACAGGAGATGTAGACTTTGTTGTTGACCACGATGCTGCTACTAATTATGTAGCTGCAGAGCATGTTGATTGGGCGGCTTCAGGTGCTGGAACTATACACACCGATAATTATATTGAGAACGTTGTGCAAACAACTGTTTCAGGAAGCTCAGGTACAGTTACCTCTATAGGTAATTTAACTGGTGACGTAACCTCTATCAATAGAGCCACAACTATAGCTAATGGAGTTGTCGATACGGATCAATTAGCAGATGATGCTGTAACAGAAGGTAAACTAGCTAACGCACTTTTAGCAGAGATAGACGCTAATACAGCAAAGGTTACAAACGTTTCTACTAACTTAACATACACTACTGGTTCAGATCGAATCACAATAGTTTCTTCAGATGGAACTAATGTTGTAATAGCAGAAGCATCTGGTTCTATTGCAGGTGTAATGACAGTTGCACACCACGATAAATTAGATAGTATTGAAGACAGTGCTACTGCTGACCAAACAAAGTCTGACATAGACGCTTTGGGTATAGCAGCAACTACTGCAGTTAGCTTAACAACAGGTAATAAAACAATTAACGGTAACCTTATAGTTACAGCAGGTACGTCTGGTGACGCTACGTTAACACTAAAAGCAGATACAGATAATAGTAATGAAGCCGACAATCCTTACGTGGCATTTGAACAAGATGGTGCAGGGGTAACAGCTCAGATAGGGTTCTCAGGTGGTAACAACGAATACCCTGATGCTTCTACTTGTACAGGAGCTATAACTAATGCCCTTATTGTGGGGGCAACAGGAACAGGTGCTGCTCGTAAAGTACAGATAGCAACACAAAATACAGCTAGAGTTACAGTGTTAGATACTGGTTTAGTTGGTATAGGAACAAATGCCCCTGCTTATGAACTAGATGTTACTGGTGACTTATCAGTTTCTGGGAATGTACTACCTGGTATAACAACTATAAAAATATTACCAAGTGATTTTATAGCAGATGATGGAGGTAGACCACTTGCAATAGATGATACAAGTTCAGATAGATGGTTAGAGAGTCACAGTGCTAACCCTATGTTTGCTTCTGTAGAAATACCTCCAGGGTTTAAAGCAACCCTTATTGATATATTTGGTAGTGCTAGCTCAGCGGTTACAGTATACGAGGCTGATGTAAATAGTGCTACAGTAACTAGTAAAGGTACAGGTAATATAGGTACTCAAATAAATATAACAGATGTTACAGCAGATGCCACTAATTACATTATGATAGAAATAGCACAAGCATCAGGAGAAAAAGTTTACGGAGGAGTAATGACAATAGCGAAAGCATAACAATATGGCATTAGCAGCGAGGAAATCAGAAGCAGTACACAGTAGAACAGGATCTGATAAGGCAGCGTTAAAAGCAAGTTTTGACAATGCCAAGCATACAGATCTAGAAGCATACCCACCTGAAGCAGCTATGCTATATCAGATGCAACAAATGCAAGAGGATATAGAAGAACTTCGTAGGTACTTAACTGCAGAGGTTGGTAATGGAGCTGATGGGAGTAATGGTTCAGATGGATCTGACGGTAGCGATGGAGCTGATGGTAGCGATGGAGCTGACTCAGGTACTTATGATAACACATTAAAAATACTACCAACTCAATTTATGGGTAACGATGACGCTAGTTTAGAGCGTACCGTAATTGAAGATGATATAAGAGATAAGTTAGGTGTTAGAGTAGCTAGTTCATCTCAAGAGATATTTGCAAATGTATCTATACCTAAGAATAAAAAAGTAACTAACTACAGGGTTTACTCCTCAGCATCTGTTGCAACATCTTTATTCGGTGGTACGTACACAACTGGAGCTATAACAACACTAGCTAGTGGGAATTCTGGAGCTACTATAGATGTAAGAAACAATTACAACTCAACTGAGACTAACTATGTAGCCCTTAAAATAACAACAACATCAACAAATCAAATAATATACGGAGCTACATTAACTTTAGCGGATATATAATAATAAATTCATATCTTTACAAACACAAATAATATAAAACAAGATGGCAACAGTAACAACAAAACTAACAATTACTAGCTCTGATTTAACGTCACAGACATTAAGCCTAGCAATTAATAAAGCTATAACAGCTTCACACACAACAGGTGTCGCTCGTACTAAGGTAGGTCAAACAGCAGTTCACGCTAGTGCAGCTGTTATATATACAGCAGATGACTACGCAGCTATTGCTTATGTATACATCAAGAATACTGATGCTACAGCAACAAACTTCATCTACGTGTATGACGCAACAACAACTGGTAACCCTGAGATATTAAAATTAGCTGGTGGGGACTTTGCATTCTTACCTACTAACGCAGATATGGGACTTAAAGCTTACGGTACTAACGCAACTTCTGTAGTTGAGTTTATGGTATTCGGTACTGATCAATAGGATCTAGACCTTAGCTCTCTTTTATAATCACTATTAGACTTCTTGCAACCTTCACATCGGCATCCTCTTCTGTATGCTGCTGTTGAGGGGCAAGGAACTCTAGGAGATGAACCTCTAGACGCTTTATAATTGCAGCTGTTGTGAGAGAATGCTATATTATCTATATCAAAAAATAACCCCTTAGGATCTTCCGAATGAAGCCAAGGGGTTTTATGTTCTATACTCATGTCTTTTGAGGACTCTATCTTTGCAGCACACTGAAAACACCAGTGCATATCTAACTTTACAGCTAAGGTGTACATCAACTGTTTCTTTAACCTGTTAGAGGCTGTGCTAGGATCCATACCAAGCTGATCCTTTTTAATCTTCTTGCTATTATCCAAGACTAAAAGATCTCCTCGTCTACAGTCGTAACGTCTATGTCTATAACATTACCCTTCATGTCCTGTATTACAGCCACGTAATGAGAATCACCTACAAAGTGACCTGAAGCTACTATCTTTGACTCTAAATCTTTTGGGTCTAAACCACCGTAAACGTTATCGAACATATATCTTTACTTATAGTTTTTATTTTTCCAACTTCCTTTAGCAAACTTGTCAGCACGTTTTTTATTTTTAAACTCAAACACCTCTCCCTTCTTTAACGCTTGAGAGAAAGACTGAGGCTTATATACTCCGTCCTTATTAGGAGCTATAGTTGGAGCAACATAATTCTTACCACCCTCACCTGTGTACGTAGCCATTAAGTGAGTGGAGACTGTTCCGTCATCGTTTTTTCTAACACCTTTACCCTTACGGATCTTTCGTGCTTTTCTTTTTCTTCCTCGTTTTATTGGGTCTGGCATAATTATTTTTTTCTTTTAGACTCGTAAAAAGAAGAACCTTTACCTGTGAGCTTTATTAACTCCTCGTTAATCTTTGTAGCCTCTTTACTATATCTTTTCATTCCGACACTAAAGCCAGCATTACCTTTTGCTCTATACCTTCTTTCTTCAGTATTAAAGCTCTTTTCTAAACTTGCAATCTTAGAATTAAGTTCTGCAACTTTTTTCTTATTTAAGTTTCTTGGACCTGTAAATTTATCCTTAAGCTTATTAGAGTCAGACTTTAAAACTCCGAAACTCTTTTTCTTTTTAATTGGATCTGGCATAATTATTATCTTCTTTTAAACGGGTTTATAGATCTAAGCATATTCCCAAACTTACTACCCTTATTTAAAGCGTTTGAAGTTCTTGAGTTAGAAGAGTTAGAGGATCTTAATATACCTTTACGCTCACCTGAAGTTATTTCACGACCTAACTTTTTAGACATTCTTTTCTCAGAACCCTTAGCCTTGCCTATTTGCCTTTCAGCTAAAACGTCATTTCGTTTAGATATTTTATTCTGTCTGTAATTAGACATACCACCTATAGTGTTGCGCTTTTCTGCACCAGAAACTACCTTCTTTCCACCGTACTTAGAAATGTTTTCTAAAGAAGAACCCTTTTTTGCTTTTTTAATTTTAGACATACTACTCTATTTTTTTTGCAAGGTAAAAATTTTTTGTGAGGTGTGAAAGGGGTGGGGGTTATATATTTAATCTGCGTGCGTGTTTCCTATACCGAAACCGAAATCTGCAAAGGGTGTACCCAAACCAAAATCCAATGCGTGCATTTCAAATGTCGATTTACTATTTATGTTATGCACCGACTACTACCTACTATCTATGTGTATTTAATTGTATGCAGTACCTAATATTATCTTGAGCAGGTAAATACAATGCAATGAATAGTATTGTTGAGCAGGCAATTGCAATGCAATGAATAGTATATACATACCACTCCAGTAAAGCTACATATTAGCCCTTCTAATGCATCATGTACCTATTGTGGTATCAATACACCATAAAAGAAAGATCGTACAATCCCTCTGGTAGCAAGAGGTGTAGAGAGAGGTGGAGTAATTACCCCCAATCAATCCCTTACCCACAGCCTATACACTTATACAGCCAACATTTTTTACCCTCTGAAGCCCTTGGTATCAGTACAATCTTAAAAATAAAGTAAAAATAGTTTACTTTTTATAGTTGGTAAGTAAAAAACTTTTACGTTATTTGCAGGGCAGATGAGGTAATCCACCTAACTGCTCGTTCATTGACATATTGGAAGAGGTATTCGCAAAATTCAGCAGTCGGCTTTGTACGGCTCTATTGCCCAAACTCAACAGAGGGACAAGGTTATCCACCTTGTGGTAAGTGTTAAGATATTCGTTCACTTATAAGGCATTAGAATCTATTGGCAATCTGTAGCATACGATAAGCTACTCAATCGACAGGACGTTTACCAACACCAAATTAGTAAGAGGATACAGAAATTAAGGCAGTCCTTCTAAGGACTTTAATACTGCAATGGTAGGCAGTACCTATTGATTCGATGGGATGTTAAGATGAGGGCTACACGCTGTGGCTTAATTAGGTGGTGCTTGAGCCTACCTTATCTTAACCCTTTAAAGCTACCTAAGGCAGTTACAAGTCTGCATAAAAGCTGAGTAGAAGGATACATTAACCTAAACAACTAAGATTATGAGATTCAACAAGAAACAACTAGAGATTATCGCAACTGCATTAGCATTATCTGTGGAAGAGATGACCAATGAAAAAACACAAGCTATGACAGAAACAATGCTAGGTAATATGCAAAGCATTGGAGTGTATGGAGATGCTGAGTTTTGGGAGGAAGAATAATAGTCAAACTAAACAACTAGAAACTATGAATAAATTTATCTTAACGATTATCACTATACTAGCCGTAACATTAACGGCTATAGTATACACTACATCAGACAGCATAGAGATTAAGGCTCTAATAACCTTAATGGACTTACCTATCATAGTCCTTATAGCACTACACCTAGAAGAGGAAAACTAAACAACTAGAAAATATGAATTACGAAAGATTAGTACATAACCTTAGAAAAAAGGCTTACGATTATAATGATGATAAGGCTGAACAATTCAGTAGAATATTATCAGAAGCTAAGATGAGAAAGATAGCTAACTACAATGACAATAGTTACTCAAAAAGACAAGAGAGATTACTATTCAGAACAAGATAAACCTAAACACTATCATTATGATTACGACAAAACACAGAATTACATTCGCTAGATGCATTGAATCGGGGATGAGCAGTGCATTACAGGTAGCTACCATCTTTAAGATGGTCTACGATGTAACAGATTCAAAAGCATTAAAGCTAACGATGGCTTGTGCTGACTACTACAATGAAACACTAACTAAATAACTAGAAATTATGAATGTATTTGAAAACAAGCATCTATTAGCTTTAAAAATTATTAATCTACCGAACTTTAAGTTAAAGGATTTTGATTGCGATACTAACTCGCAAGCCATAGCTTGGTTAAGGTCTTTAGATTTAAGAGATGTAAGAGATATTTATGGGGATATGAATCAATCGTGGCAAGAACTAAGATAAACACATAGAAATTATGGGACAACACATTACAATAGGCTACCTACAATCTAAGATGGTACGTATGCCACTAAACCTTAACAAGGTATGGAACGAAGATATTAATTCTCTATCATCGTCTCAAGAACTTATCGACTACATCAACATATTTGGTACTAAAGATGAGCATTGGAGACTACTCCATGCCATCAAGACAAAGGAAGAACTTAACAAGGAAAGCTAGAAATTATGATTGATGACTTAAAAGAATTAACCTTTTTACTTAGAAAGTTAAAGGAAAATAAGGAGTTTAACGGAGTTTACATAAATTCCGAATATCTAAGAAGGACTTTAGATTCATTTAACGATGTCTTAGAGAAAACCATACCATATATAGAAGAGCAAGAATGGGAGACTGAATGCGAACACCAGCAGGAGGTTGACTTGGGTATACACGATGACTACTTAGATAGATGTAACTAAAATTTAGAAATTATGAATACAGAAGAAAAAGATTTCGTTCTTGAAGTACTAAAGGAGAAAGACTTAGAGATTGCTAAGTTAAAGGCTCGACTTAAAGCCTTAAGCCAATCTACACAACACCACAAGGTATACAAAGCACTTGCAGAGGATGGTGCTATATATGTAAACACCTACTCTCAAGACTGCGATGGAGTTGAGTCTTATGGTAGCTATGTTTATACTACCCTAGAAGAGTACAAGGATGGGGAGTATTCATTTGCAGATAGCGTAGAGGGTAAATGCTCTTGGGAGATAGTATCAAAAGAGGATGCTAGACCACAAGAAGAATGTGGTACTTATGGACAAGGTTGGGGAATTAATTAATCACTATCAAATTACAAAATTATGACAAAGCAAGAAGAAATACTATACGCCAGACAATGCGATATTACTGGTGAGGGAATGAATGAGGGATACTGCATAGAAGATGGACTAATGTACATAAAGTACGAGAAGGATATGATTAAGCATCTTAGAGAGGTAGAGAAAAAGGGTAACCTTGAGTATGATAAAGATGTATCAGAGGGTAGGCTAACGGATGATTGGCTAATTGAAGACTACTACAAAGCAGACTACTACTATTGGACTGAGTGGGAATGTGAGGATGACTTACAATACAAAGAAGTAAACGGAAAATTAATTGAATTAGAAGACTAAGACTATGCGACAACAATACCTAACCAACCATACGGAAATACTACTGCCTCAAGATGAGGTGGTAGAAATTTCACTATCATTAATACGATCTGAATTACTAGTAGAATTTGCAGGGTACAATACCTTGCTAGAATATTCCTTACATTATGTTTCCAATAATTAACCTAACCCTTATAAACTATGGATAAAACATACACTCTATACTACAACGAAGAAATCTTACACAAAGGTTCTTATATGGATTGTTGTAAACACCTATTAGACCTACAACCTAATAGTGTACACTATTGTTTAACCTATGATGAATACAAAATTAAATAACTATGAAAGCAAAACAAATGCACAAATACCTTATGGATAACTATGGTAAGGTAGTACACGATATTGATAAAATGGAGTATGCTTGTAAGGAAGTATCAAAGCGACACGAAGCAACCCCAAAAGAAGTATTCCTCTTTATGGTAGAGAATGAACCAATAGAGGGTATGTACACACATAGCTATGGTTTCAATACTAGAGAGGGCAGAGCTTTGAAAGAGCAATTTCAACTATACTATTACTAACAAAAAACACTACCATCATGAATAAAGGAAAAGCAAAAGAATTAGCACAAGAGATGTACAACGAAATATGGGACATCTATACTGAGTATAGTGGGTATGACTATAACGATTCTATGTGGTGTCAAGCACAAGGTTCGTCTGATGCTATGGACATATACGAAGAAGATGAAGATTGGGAAGGATTGATAAAAGAGTATGAGGTCTGCTTAAAATATATGCGACACATTAAGCAGATACGTATACTACAAGAGAGTATACCTCCAGAAATATATTGTTAAACCAAAACACACTATCATTATGGAATTACCATTAAAAGAATTTATGTTCAACTTCGAGGGTGGAGGATGGAACACCGTATACGCTAAGACTAAGCGTGGTGCTATTACTAAAGCATTAAAAGAATACAAGGATAGCAATACCTTGAATCCTATTGCGAGTACGTTTAAGAGGGTAGATAAGAACCCTGAGGCTTACAAGACTTGTATGTCCTTGTTTTATTAATGAACTTACAGAACATAATATGGGCTTAATACATAAAAGGGTACAAGTGATTGGTTGGGTAACAAGAAGCTCGCTTACGTTGCGCCAAGCCCTTATAATGCTCCATTGGCTTAACTGAACCTCACTTGGACTGATTCTTTTAAGATTTTTTAAAGGGAGGTAAGGGTATTTGTTATACTTAATATTATATTTTACGAAGTTACACGAAATAAATGACATAATCAAGTGTTATTTTTATATAGATGTAAATTTATTTGGTAAAGTAAAATAAGTTTACTATGTTTGTAGTCTAAACCAAACCAAAACACTATGAGAGACCTAGCTAAACAAATCTGCCAGTACAACGGACAGAACGGAACAGATAAACAAATAGACAGATGCATCAAGCTATTCAAGGCTAACCTACAGATGATGCAACAATTTGCTAAAGGAAGGATTCCATCGGTTTGCAAAGGGTATATATACACCCTTAAACCGATAAACCGATAAACCGATAAACCAAAACACTATGAATATCACACAGACAATCAAAGAGAGTGAGACCTACGAGGTAGTAGCACACGCTCACGTATCAAGAGAACACTTCGAATTAGAATCCTTAATGTACCACTGCAAGACATCTATGAACGCAGTGGACATTACAGACTTTATATATGACTACCTAAGCACAGATGCTATAGATGAGTTAGAGCAAACCATTATTAACCAAAATGAGCAGTACTATGAATAACTTAAAAGAATTATTCATCCAGATGGGTGAGGACTACCTAAACACCTTTAACGAGGATTTACTACCTAAGATTAAACACGACAGAAGATTAGAGGATGAGGAACATCAATTCACTATCCTTAAGACTAAAGACGTTAAACCTAAAAACCAAAACAACTAAGACTATGACATTAGATCAATTAGAATCATACTCAGCTACACTATCATTAGAAGTTATGGAGATAACAAAAGAAATTCATATGCTAATAAACCTAGCAAGAGAAAACGAGGGTCTAGACTTTGATTGCGATGGAGCGTGGAAACTCTTAAGAATCAATTTAATTAAAGCAATAGACGAAATAACCAACTAGAAATTATGAGTAGAGACGAGCAACAAGAAGAGTATAACCTCTTAAGGATACAAGCCCTAGAGAATAGGGTAAAGGAATTGATGGAGTGTATAGATGCTCTACAGAACGAATCAGAAACAGCCGAAGAAGAACTTAAACAAATTAAAGATGCAGAATCAAGTAAAGACAATTGATGTAGACCAGATATGGATGGATGGGGAGCAAGACCCCTGCCAATCATACGTTAAATACTCAAAGATAAGAAGTAAGTACGTAGTACCTATAATTGAAAGTATGAATGATTTATCCAAGAAAATGTCTGGTAGCAAACAATTTAAGATGACACCCTACAAATGTAAACTTAAAATACGTTACCTTTTGAACTCAGTAGAAAAACTCGAGTTGAAGCATTTAAATTACTTACTGGAGAGCAACTGTACACTAACTAGTTTTATACGCAAGATAAATGGAATACGAGACGAACGCAATAGAATCAATGCTAAGAGGCGTGGGTATAAAAGTAAAGTTAGACAAGAGGATAACACCCATTAAGCACCCTTACATTAAAATGTTGATAAAAACATTTAACAAGCATAAAATTAAGTACAATTATTTTCACGAGACAGAAAACATTATAATACTAGGTTCTTGTAAGGATAAGTACCTAGATTTAAATGAGTGTATACTCTCTCCAAAATTTGATGGCATCACTATCATTTCGTTCTACAATACCGAAGATGAACTTCAAGCACAAGAACATTTAATGTCAGTACAGAACATCATAAAAGACATATTTCCTGCTAATTTAAATTACGAAATTATAGGATTTAGTTAAATATTTTTACTAAAAACGTTTCAGGAGTAAAAAAAGTTCACTATATTTGCAACAGAAAGTTAATTTAATCAAACCAAAACTATGGAAAAGTCAGAAAGCATTGGGAATCTAACCCTTGCCCTATCAAAAGTACAGGCTCAATTACGACCTGCTAAAGAAAACTCAAAGAATCCTTTTTTCAAATCAAACTATGCTGACTTAGGTTCAGTATGGGATTCTGTTCGTGCATTATTGTCCGAAAATGAGCTATCAATTATTCAAATGCCTACAGATGTCGGTGGGCTAACAACAATACTATCACATTCAAGTGGCGAGTACCTATCCTCTACCATGTATATTCCATCTAAGGAAGATGCTCATGGTGTTGGTTCAGCTATATCCTACGCCAGAAGATACGCTTTAGCATCATTTGTTGGTGTAGTTACTGGAGATGACGATGGTAATGGAGCAGTTAAAGGTAACGCACCCATAGTTAAGAAGGTTGCAGGTGCTAAACCTAAGCTATCATCAGACCAATACAAAGCTATGGTTAAGGCTATAGAAGATGGTAAAGGTGCAGTTGTTCAGCAGAAAATGAGTGGTTATTCTCTTACTAAATCTCAAGAAGAAAATCTAGGGAAATTTATAAAAGTTGCTAACACACTAGCTTAGTGAGTTTAGATAGTTTTATAAAGAAGATAGAGGATGACTCTTTCTATTACTCCGACTACGAGTTTGTTACGAACTCGCAGTTGGGGTTGATAAAGAAGGATGTACGTACCTACAAACTTATGAGGGATAACCCTCATTTAAGAACGGAGACCTTTCCAATGATCTTTGGGAGGGCTTACCATGTAGCAATGCTAGAACCTAATGAGTTTAACGATAAGGTTAAGGTATTCGACTCAGCTACAAGGACTACTAAAGGATACAAAGAGTTTAAGTCAGAGAACTCTAAAGCACCCACTATCATATTAACCAAAGAGTACGACCAGATAATGCGTATGCAGGATGTGTTGTTCTCACATAAAGAGGTTAAGGATTTGCTGGTAGCAGAGGGCGAAAGAGAGATAGCTAACGCTTGGCAAGACGATGATACTGGTGTGTTCTGCAAGGGTAAAGCAGATTACCGTAATGGTAAAACGCTTATAGACCTCAAGACTACTGGAGATGGGAGTCTATATGGTTTCTCAGGCTCATGTAGAAAGTATGGCTACGATAGGCAGGCAGCATTTTACTCAGATGGTTTTGGATGTGACGAGTTCATCTTCATAACACAAGAGAAAACAATGCCCTACAACGTGTCTATATTTTATGCAGGTAAAGAGTTTATGGATAGGGGTAGAGATGAGTATAAGTACCTACTCGATACCTATAGAAGATTCTTTATAGATAATGAGGCTGTTGTAGAGGAGCATTTAATAACAGACACGCTATGACATTAAGAGATGAATTGTTTAGAAAAGGGATAACTGTTCAGTTTCTATCAGAAAGAATGGGGTTAAGCCGACCTACCCTATTTAAATACTTAGACACTCCCGAAGAGTTTAAAATAAAACACTTCAAAAAGATCGTAAAGTATTTAGATATAACAGAAAGAGAGGCACTTATTAATTATTTTATTAAAAGCTAAAAGCTATGAGTAACAAGACAGAAAAAATTTACATTGGAAACGGAACTGAGAAGTTCGATGGTGGAATGGTTAACTTTTCATTAAACCTTACCAAGTTAGGTAAAGAAGCTAGTGACTTTATGTTCGACTACAACGGAGATAAATACATCAAGTTAAAGGTTGTAAAGAAGCGTGAAGAGGATGAGTACGGAAAGACTCACTACGTAGAGGTTGATACCTTTAAGCCAGAACCAAAGGGTTCTACTGCACCAGCAAAGAGCGATGATTTACCGTTCTAGTATATAGATTATATGGGGAGGCAAACCACCTCCCCTATTTTTTTTACCAAACCAAACCAAAGCTATGAGATTAAGAGTATCAGATAACGACATAATCAATACGGATAACGTTGACTTTATAGAGATGGATGGTAGGTATATAGTATTCCACTCTAAAGAAAAAGTGTATAAGTCTCTATACAATAATGAGTTTGAGTCACAAACTACATTCAATAATATAAATCACTATCTTAAGGTAACAGACGCTAGGTTCTTAAACGAAACAAGTCCTAAGGAAGAAGATCAGAGAAGGTCTAAGGGATTCGATATGTTCTGGTCTATGTACGACAAGAGGATAGACGAGAAGAACGCTAGAATATCCTTTATGAGGCTTACATTGGAGGAGATGGGTAAAGCTATTAAGGGTGTTAAGTCTTACATAGAGTCTACTCCAGATAAGAAGTACAGAAAGAACCCTAGAACTTGGATAAACTCAAAGGGATGGGAGAGTGAAGTATTATTATCTAGTGATGATAAGAAAGAGTTAAACCGATACACACAACCAAAATACGTTACTGATGACAGATAATAAAGACATGGAAATGAGGTTGCTTGGTCGTATAATGTCTATACCAAAAGAGTATTATAATAATCACAGCCTTATGTCTGAGGGAATGTTTACTGACCCTCTTAATAGAAAGATTTACAAGGTAGTATCAAATAGGTTAGACTTAGGGGAAAAGGTAGACTTAATTATACTTACTAAGCTAGTTAAAGACTCTCTAGCACCTTATAGGTTAGCTGAGTGTTACTCTTTAGATTTTAGCCATTACAACACAGAACATATGATTCTTTTCTTATCTCAAGAAGAGAAGAAGATCAGATTAAAAAAGTTAATAGAGGTAACTAATAATAAGCTGAATAGGAATGATGACTTGTTTGAGGTACTAGACTATGTAGAGACAGAACTTAAGCCTATATCAGAGGTTAGGGGTAGCGATATTCCCGACATAAAGAAACAACTAAAGGTACTACACGATGACATACAAAGAAGAATGTCCTCAGATGAAATGGTTGGTGTGCCTACTGGGTTTCAATCAATAGATAAATTTACTGGAGGTTGGCAAGAGACTGACTTTATAGTAATAGGTGGTGCATCCTCTATGGGTAAGACATCTTTAGGTTTAGCCTTTTGTTACAACTGCTCTAAGGCAGGTATACCATCAGCAGTATTCTCTTACGAGATGGGGGAGACACAACTATTACAGAGGTTAGTATCATTAGAAAGTTCTGTTAATAACAGATACATAATGAAGGGTACGCTACAGAACGATGAGTTGGCTAGGGTAGATACTGCTATAGGTAAGCTAGAAAGAACTGAACTATACGTTGATGAGTGTAAGGATTCCTCACTTAGATACCTGCTGAATAAGATACGTCAGTACGTTATAACTAAGAGTGTTAAGTTTGTCTTAGTTGATTACCTTCAATTAGTAAAGGGTAGTGGTCACTCAAGAGAGCAGGAGGTAGCTATGGTTGCTCGTGAACTTAAGAATATAGCTAAGGAATTAAACATAACAATCGTAGCATTATCTCAGCTTAGTAGAAGTGTAGAGAAGAGGGGTGGAGGTAATAGACCTATGCTATCTGATCTTAGAGAGAGTGGAGAGATAGAGCAGGCATCAGATATTGTTATGCTTGTGTATAGACCAGAATACTATGGTATTATGCAGGATGATAACGGAAACAATACAGAGGGTTTAGTAGACCTAATCTTTGCCAAAGGTAGAAATATAGGTACTGGAGTGTTACCCCTTAAATTTGAGAAGGAGTACACTAGGTTTAGTGACCCTGCAGATTATGGTAACGACTATTCAGCAGTTCAAGGAGTAGAAACATCACAAGCATTCTAAGGTATGATTTCAGAAATATTATTAACCCTTAGTGGTTTATACTTTTTATTTTTATTTGCAAGACAAATCATTTACGAAATTTTAAAATAAAAGACATGAAAGAAGGTACAAAATTAGCACTAAATAAAGCAACTAAACATCTTGACTCATTAAATATTAAAGATGATGATCTGCAGATAATAAAAGCTTTGTTTGAATTTACTTACAAAGAAAAAGATATACTACATTCAATCATAGGAAGTAGAAAGAGAGATTTAGTAGAAGCTAACGCAGCTATATCAAATATCATTAGGAAGCATTTTAATTTTCCCGTTGTATTAATAGGTAAGATTATAGGTAAGCATTACTCTACTATAATTCACTATCAGAAGCTTAACGATGGTTGTTTATCTCATGATAAGAACTACTTAAAGTTGATTAGAAAATTAAACATGATGGTTGATAACTATAAAAGAAGTTATAACGAAGTTAAATTTGATTACAATTCTTTAACAGAAGAGAGAGAGTTGTTGGTGGAAAAATTAATGAGAGACATTTCATCACTAAAGGTTATCAATTCAAGTTTAAAGAATGAGGTACATAATCTTAAAGAAAAGTTAAGCAATGAGGAAAAAGATACACTATGTCACAGTACATTATAAGTGGAGATCATTTAGAATGCAGAAAGGAATTGAGGTGGTTTCTAAGAAGTGGAACGAAGACAAACACACAACCTGCGTTACAGAAATAGAACCATTAAAGTTAGAAAAAAACGAAAGGTTTTGCAATTCCTTAAGTTATATTCATAACGCTAAACTAGGTATAGAAATTAAAATAACAGATGTTGTGGTTCATAAGTTTTTATGTATGTCACACGATGTTTACTAAGATATGGATTTAAATAAAGAACAACAGATAGACCTATTATTATTACTAGGTACTTACAAGTCATTTAGCGAACAACTTCACAACATGAAAGGGTTGCATAGTGGTTTAGTAAAAAAGAAATTCAACCTACTACAAAACTACGTAAGCAACTACGAGAAACAAATCGACTCTACGTGGTTAAAAGATAATCAAAAAGTAATAGAGGATCTTAATGATTCTATTACTGATATGGTGTATATGATTCGTGAAAACGTTGATAAACAAGTTTAAAGATTAGGTACGATCTACCTATTAAAATGTAACAAGTCGGTTGCAATTCTTTTTAAGTGAGTAAGCTACTTGAGTGCTGCATAAAAAGTCCTAGGTAATGCTAATACTTAGGCGATGAGAGGTCAGGTTCTCAATTTGTTTTGAAGGTAAGGTGTAGGGGATCTGCACCTTACTGGATTACCTAACTTAAAGTAAAGCATATACTTATGACACACCCACTAGATCCTAAGGAAACCGTATTTAAAACCTTAAAAGATGGTAAGACTATGTTTGAGTTGCACTTTGGGTTTACATCTGAAGACAGAACAAAGGTGTATACTTATGAGAGAGATAGGTACGGAGCAAAAGAAAAGAAACGCTTACTAGCAGAAGCAGATTGGAAAGAAATTAAAGAAGCTGAAAAGAAACTATTTTCTATACCATCTAAAGACAGATTACATAATCAATGGTGGGACATGACTAAATCTAAGTTCTGGCAAGAGGTTGCTCAATGCGATGTAACTTACTTTGGAATAACTACAAAGTTTAAGAGATTACCTAAGAACGAATGGAGGCAATAACTAAAACAAGAGTAATGGAGAACATTAATTTTTACCTAGAGATAGGTTGGTGGATTCAAGTAAGCCCATTGGCAGAAAAAGATAGCGGTTGGATCTGTGGACTATATAAGAGAGGTGTTAAGACAGGAAACTGGAGTACGCAATACTCTAAGCAATTTAAAACTCCTTCAGAGGCATACGCTTGGGGGGATGTAATAATCGATGCAGAAATTAACAAAGAAAAAGAAACACTATGATACAGAACGTAATAATTTTAATCGTAACTATATTGTGCATTATTTTAGTAGTAGAACCATTTATTAATCGAGATAAATAAAAAATTATGGCAAAGTTTAAATGCAACAAGTGTAACTCCACTATAAAAGAGATACAGAAACACACGATGAAGATAGTGAATGGTGAAGTAGTTTGTCCAGAAGCTGTATGTTGTGATGAGTTTATGGAATCGATTAAAGAAGAAGGTGGTGGCTTAGGTGGTATCATTAAACGCCCAGGAGGTAGAGTAAGAGGTAAAAGATGATACAACATATTTCATTAATCATAAAACTAATTAAAGATGGTTGGGATAATTTCAAGAATGCTCCGAATATCAATCAAGAAAGGTATAACCTTAAAGGTTTTACAGAGATTCCTGAGGATGAAGTACAGAATATCTGTAAGCGAAGTTGTGCTTGCAAAAAGAAAGAAGAATATAAACAATTAAAGAAAAGAGATGCAAGAGAAAATTAAAAAAAAATGCAATGAGATCAGAGATCTTTTAGTAGAGAAAAACGAGGCTTATGGCAATGCAGTATTCGAGAGAGGTGTTCTGTTTGATGTTGAACCTATATACGCTATACAAGCTAGGATAAACGACAAACTTAACAGGCTTAAGAATAATACAGTATATCAAAGCGATAACGACTTACTTGACCTTACTGGATACCTAATACTTCTTCAGATAATGAAGGAGGACATGGATGCTAACATTGAGTGGGGGTTTGATAATAACGTAAAAGAAAAATCAAATGAAGAAAGAACCTAAGTTTGAGAAAGAATCTGATAGAGTTAGGGAAGAGGAAACTCTTCGTATACTCCTTGAAGGTAAGGACCTAACCTTTAATCAGTTAGGTAGGTATGCTCCAGTAGACGCTGAGATAATCAACAACAAAACTATGGATATTGTATCTCTTTGCGAGATAAAAACTATGTCCTTAAATATGTCTGATATAAAAAGAGTCAGAACTTCTGTTAGAAAGATACAGCATTGCCAAAAAGAATCCTTACAAAAAGATCTACCTTTATGTATAGCTTGGAGGTTTAATGATGGTATTGGTTATATATGGATGCACGAGATAACTAAGGCTACAGTTGAGTGGGGAGGAATGAAGAACCCCCGACCAGGATCTATATGGGATAGAGAGCTTCTGTTTTACATAGACCTAGACCTACTAACTATAATTAAGTTCTAATAATAATTTGTATCTTGCAACTTATAAAATAATTGCAACATGGCTAGAAATAAGTTAGCAGGAACTAAGGTAGGGGATAGCAAAAGTGCTAAGTACTACCAGAACAACCCTAAGGCTAAGGATAAAAAAGATAAGTACAACGCTAAGTATGGAGCTAGTCTATCTAGGAAACTATACAGGGCAGGACTTAACGCTATCAATAGAAAGAAAGGTAAGAAGGGTGATGGTAAAGATGTATCTCACACTAAAGATGGAGGTACAGTCTTAGAGTCACAGAAAAATAATCGTGCTAGAAATAGAGGGAGGAAATAATTATTTCGTAAATTCCCATCATGCGATACAAAAGAAGAAAAGGTAAGCAGATAACTAACGCTAAGAAACATACTGAGGATGGAATTACATTCGCCTCAGGCTTAGAGTTGTATTGCTATAGAGCCTTAAATAAAGCTGAAATCCCCCATGAGTATGAGGGCAAGACCTTCGAGCTTGTAGAAAAATTCAAGTTCGAGGGTCTCCTTATGGATAAGGGAACTACTAAAGGAAAAAAGGTATTTAAGGAAATGACTGGTAACGTAAGGAACATATCTTATACACCTGACTTTATAAACTTAGATGCTGGATTCATAATAGAAACCAAAGGTTTAAGAACCCCAGTGTTTAGTATGAGATTCAAATTGTTTTTGAAGTATCTACATGATAGTGATCAAAAATTAGACGTATACATCCCATCGAATCAAAAAGAAGTTAACGCAACAATAGAATCCATACTAAGCAGGGGAACCTTTAAAAAACAAAAAACATGAACAAATTCGATGACGATTTCATTAAAGACTCAGCAAGAAGAGCAGACGAATCAAGACAAGATACTTTAGATTCTTGGATAGTAGATCTAGAAGAAAAAGATCAGCCTGAGGCTTGCAACATAGATGACGAGGATTGTGAAGCTTGTGGTTCGTAGTATGGATAACAAGAAAAAGCAACCACCTAAAGGGAATGTTAAGTTTAACATAACCCTATCTGAAGAACAAAAGATAGCTAAGGAGCAAATACTAAATCACGCCTTCAACTTTATTGTCGGTAAGGCTGGATCTGGTAAAACGCTTCTAGCTGTTCAGATAGCTTTGGACATGTTCTTTAAGAGACAATACAATAAGATTATCATTACAAGACCTACTATAGCTACAGAGGATAATGGATTTCTTCCTGGAGACGAGAAGGAAAAGTTAGAGCCTTGGCTTGTACCAATCATGTCGAATATGCGTAAGGTTTATAATAAGCCTGATAAGATTCAGAAGATGGTAGAAAATGAGGAGGTTGAGTTAGTTTCTCTTGCTCATTTTAGAGGTAGGACATTTGATAACGCTGTAGTTATTATAGATGAGTTTCAAAACTTAACTAAGCCACAATTAAGAATGGCTTTAGGTAGGTTAGGTAAAAGCTCTGTAATGATATTCTGTGGGGATAACCAACAGATAGACTTAGGTTCACCACTTAACTCAGCTATAGATGATGTACATAAGATAAAAGATAGCAAACATGTATACAAGGTAATTCTAGAAGATAACCACAGACATAAGGCTATTGATGACGTACTTAAATTATTAACTGGATACTAAAGCTATGAAGCAAAGAAAAGATGGTACAAGTCCCTACTACACTAACAAGTCTGTTAAGTCAAAAGTAGATAAGCTATTAAATGAAAACTCTATTATATGGTCTAACATGGGGACAGGAACTCCATTGGATCTTAAGACTAGAGAAGCAGGTGAAAGTAAGTGGCAAGAATTAGCCCTTGAGATAAAAGATTTAGACGAAAATTATTTTAATTTTATATGTCCTTATGGAATAGATTCTTAATTCCATATAATATATACGCATATAGGTCCAGCAAATAGCTGGACTTCGTTGTATGGTATATCTTCGTTTGCCTCAAAAGTTCTAAGACCAAACAATATTCCCTGAATTAATTGTATTCCTATCTCCATATTTTATATAAAAAAAGGGAGGGAACCACCCCTCCCACAAATCAACCAAAACGCTTAAAACTATGAATTTCAAAGCGATATAAATATACGTATTAATTTTATAATACTAGGGTTTTTATTTATTTATCTCCTATACGAAGCGTCTCACTTCCCTCTCCGTTTAATGCAGCACGTATAACTCTATCTATAACCTCTTGAGGCACGTTAGCCTTCTTAAGCATGTCGATACAGTTATCTTTAGTACCACTTATATTAACACCAAGTCTTCTGGCTGTTTGCACAGCACTAACAAGACCATTAAAGTATTTAGACATTTTCTTATCAAACATCTCGTGACTAGGGTTAAGGGTATGCGCAAGGGTCATGTCTTTCTGTCTAAGATCAAACTCTAAAGACTCAGAACGATCTCTCATATCTTTAATTATCTCTCTAGACTTAAAGAATAAAGATTTGTTCACGTCTAATGTAGTTGTTCTTAAACCAATCATAGCTCTAATTTCGTTAGAAGTTATTTTATCACTATCCTCCTGCATTGACTCCTCTATTCTACTAATAGATTTAAACACTCCTGGTCCAAGTTTAGCAAATAATCCGTTATTAAGTACGTCCCAGCTAATTTCAAGAAAATGATCGGTTGGGTTATAATACTTATTACCCTTATTTTCTATAATATCCTTTACAACTCCAAGAGCCATATCCTCACTAAGGAAGGCACTGTAAAACTTATACAGTATTCTACCCATAGTACCCTTATAATCTGGGCTATTCATGTCAGTAAATGCTATTCTCAATAAATCCTTTACGAACCCACCACCTGAAAGTCTAGATGTATTCATGTACTCAACAAAGGCGTGACCACTATTCTCCTCTGTAAATCCATCCATACCTCTTTCAAAGAAGCCTTTATCTATTGGGGCTATCTTACCATCTTTATCCCATGGGGCAAGTAAGTGTCTTAGACCAAATAGCTCTTTATGAAACTCCTCTTCGTCATCTCCAAACGCACCGAAAAACATTGATATACCCGTTGATGCTAAACTTTCAGCAAACTTAAGAGTAAGCAATGAAGAGGCTAATCTTTTAGCTCCCATTTTCTTAATCTTAGGGTTTGGATCCCCTATCTCATCAAGGGATAGTTTTAAGGCATTCTTAGTGCATCTTATAGACTCTGAAGTAAATGATACGAATGTACCTACAAAGTTATTTCTACCAATATACCTAACAATAGCAGGTATTCTACTGTAGTTAGGGTATATATTAGCAGTATTTCTAACAGCTATAGCTTTAGATTCTTTCTCACTAAGACCAGCCTCCATGTACTTAGCTTTCTCAGACATATATCCAAAGATCTTAAACAAATCATCCTCAGCTTGGTAGGATTTAGTGGCTACCTTGTCAGCTTTACCTGCTGCAGCAAGAAGGAATTTAGCAGATTTACCAGCCATTCTATCCCCAAGCTTATCCATGATTTTATTCATGTCAACTCCTTTAATTAAGTCTTCACCTATCTGTACAACCTCTGCGAGTGACGCTGAAGAATCAACAACACCTAGTGAGATTAACTCCTCGTAAAACGCTTGTCTTTCTTTCCCATTTAAGTTAGTTATCTGACCTGCAGCAACCCTAAATGACTCGAAGAATTTAGCTGGACTTGTGTGCCCATTCATTAAAGAGAAGTAAGAGTTACCAAATAGGTTTACTGCGTGTGTTGCTGGGTTATAAACTGTAGCAGATTTCTTAGTCGCATACACAAACGTCATCCAAGCCTTGGTAGCAAGACCCATCTCTCCGTCTGAATCGTTATAATAGCTTAATACGTCAAGCATTTCGTTATCCACGAACTTACCATCTAGAGGACCCCACTTTTTACCTTCTAACTTATTTTCTATACCTGGTATGCTAGAAACTGTAGGTTTATTAGGGTTAGGATCCGCTATAAACTTACCCATACCAAAATCTATCATGTCTTCATACATCTGATTAGATATAAGGGTTCTAGATAACTTAGATATTGTGTTGACATAGTTGGTTAGTGGATCCGTTCTTTCTCCAAGAAGCTCTCTTATTTCCTCTGGGACTACCTTTCTTCTTTCAAATATAGAATTCTGTATCTTTAAAGACCCCGAAACACCTGAGTTATGAATGAATTTCATGCCAGGAGAATCATCTTTTTTATTTACAATTTGATTTACCATTTGTTGAGCAACAACCTGAGCCTCTTCTAGACTCATATTCTTAGACTCTGCCATAAGCTGATTCATTACAAACACCTCAGCTCTTCTTATAACCTCTTGATCTTTTTGTTTCCAATTAGAGTCTTCAAAGTGATTATAAGATCTAGTCAGGTAATAACCAAGGTTCCCCTCAATTGTGTACCGCATTGGTCCACTAACTAATCCCTCCTCATACATAGTCATACTTAAGACATCTATATGATTTCTAACCGTAGTCATAGCTTCTCTAAGCTTAGACTGTTCAGGAAGTAATTGTATTGCGTCAATACTACTCATTGTATTGTTTAACGCTTCAGGAGTCAAGTGCTCTAGCATAGCTTCTTGCTGTTCTGGGGTAGCATTTTTATACGAATCCTCAGACTTTATTCTCTTCTCCTCTGCCTCAACAACCTTCTTAAGGTTCTTTTGATTTTTATTAGCTACATATAACTGGTGGTTAAGTTGAGCTCTACCAGCTATAATCATTTCTTTTATTTCTTGATTGGTATGTAAGCCTTTAGGTCTACCAAATAACTCTGTAGCACGAACAGTTGAAACCATTAAACCTTCAGAGTCTTTTTTCATATATCTCTTGTCTGAATCGCCTATATTACTCATCCAACCTCCAAGCTCATAGTCAGCATCAATAATTGGTTTAGCTAGATCCCACATTATAGCACCAAGACCAGACACGTATACGTCTGTATCTTCCTGTGAAGCAGCTTGAAATCTATCACCAACAACACTAACTGGTTTCCATGAAGATACTGTCTTACCACCTACGTGGTCGTATATAAACCCTTGAAAACCAAGTCCTTCTGCGACGTTAGCCATCTCTTCAAAGTAGTTGAATGGTAGTGTAGCTGGGTCCACTTTCTCAAATGAAGCCTTGTCGAATGTATCTTTTATAACAGATGTTATGTTGTCAGAATCTATAGGGTAATTAACTGTAAAGCTTAAGTCTTTAATTCCAGCTCTCTGGTACTTACCACTATCATCTTTATTATACGTAAAGTTCTCTGTAACATCCCCAAAGTCTACAACATCAGATAGTCCCATATCCTTAAGTAAAGACTTAAGTTTAGATATAGCCAATACACTACTATCCATTGACTTAGTGTTAAGAGTTATAGTACTTTGAGTTTTATCTCCACTATTTCTTTTAGCGTCTAAGTTATTCTTTACAACCTCTTCAAGGTTTAAAGGGTCCTCAGTTAGAGGGTATACCCTGTCTATAGGCAGTAAGGTTTCATTCATTACAGATCCACCAACTACTCCCTCTTTCATGTCAGCATCTGTGTAGAAGAAGACTCTTGATCTACCCCACGTTCTATACTCTTGATTAGAGTAAGTTTGACGTGATGCTATCCTAGGGTCTACAGTATTAAGCCTCTCATCAGAGTAGTGATATAATTTAATCATACCCTCATCTACATTTATGTTAGGGTATTTCTTCTCTATATCTGAGTATGTAGACTTTAGTACTGTTAACTGATCTTCAGTAACACCGTTACCAGCCTGAAATCTAATACTCTCCATTATAGGAAGGTAAACATCTTCTTTAGCTAGAAGTTCTCCAAACTCTATTCCTTCACCATAATTAGGGTAATAATTTTTAATTACACTAAAAACATCCTTTACCTCACTTAATTTCTCCTCATTAAATGGTTCTACATTTTCTCTTTTTATTGCATAAAAATTATTTTCAGAGTTAATTTTTTGTATTGAATAAATCTCAGGAAAATTAATTTTAAATTTAGCTTTAGATTTTTGAGCTGACATCACTTTTAATGAGCCAATAACCTCGTAAGGACTTTTAGTTAATTTAAGAATTGAATTATCTCTATTATCTAAAAATACATCCCCTTGGCTTCCTACTCCCTTAGAAATTAAGCTATAATTTTCGCTTGAATAAGGATCATCAATCAATGGTTTCTCCTTGTTTAATTCAGGGTAACTATCTTTAATCTCAGAAAATGCTTTTGAAGCACTTAAATTAACTTGTTCTATATCAAATAATACGACTCTACGATTTCTAGGGTTTAATCCAAAATTAGTAGCGTTATAGTCAATAATAAAATTATCATCTAACTCTTTTAAATCTTCAGTTAGCAAGTTTAAATCTAAAGCAAATATTTTTTGAAAATCACTTAAAGACTCCTCTTGAGGGGCTTGAAACCTAAGTGGACCAACCTTATCAGTTGGAGCTTTAATGCCTGTAGCTAAAGGTACTTTACTCTTCCAGTTTACGTCTAGAGAGAATGTAACACCACTTGTTGTGGTTGAGTTACCATCTTTATTTAAAGCGTTATCTCCAACAAATACAGTCTCAGATGCAGGGTTCATACCAGAACCATCAGTAAATATATTACCCCTTCTAGTTAAGACACCCTCCTGAGAGTAGCTTTTCCCTATCTGCATAGCTCTATGCTCTGTTATACCAGTAACAAATAAACTAGGTCCTTGATCCTTTTTCATATAGACACCCTGAACTACCTCTATGTTTTCAGCACCAAACTCCTCGACTAATTCTTTGTACAGTTTAGCATTATTAGATACGTTAGCTTCGTTATTGTATTTACCTTCAGCCTCAACCGTACCTGTTATTATAGACCAGTTACCCTTCATCGCTATCTCAGATACTCTATCCTCAGATAAGTCCTCAATCAATGCGTTAGGTCTGTCTGTATTAGGTGTAACGTTAAATCTTGCGTACTGGCTTCTACCACCTGTAAACCCATCGTTATCAGGGGCTTGGAATTTTAAACCAGTTCTCTTATCTTCAAACCTTTCATCAAAAGGAGTAGTCTTCTCAGCATTCTTAGCGTAAACTAACCCACCAATCTGAACAACCTGCTCTGCATTAACAACTGGCATACCATCTAACCTATCGTAGAAGTATGAGTGTCTAAATGGGTTCATACCAATCTGTGACCACGAAGGGTCATTCATTACCTCAACTATAATTTGTTTAGCACTCTCACCTCTAGCTTTAGCATCAGCTCCCTCAATAGGACTCCACTCACCTAGCATTCTAGCAATGGTAGCTTTTGATGACTTTCCTCTAGCAATGTTTAATGCAACTTTAGGGCTAGATATAAACTCAACATTGTTTATTCTCGCAACGTTTGTGTAAGACATAGCCTTACCTCTACCATCTTCGTGTACAGTAATAGCCCATATATTCTTATTTGTGTAAGCAGAAATGTCTAGTCGTACACCAACCTTAGTTCCCTCTGGTATAGAAACGTCTAGCTTACCTTCAACCTTTGATCCTATAGCAGTTTCAATATCCTCTAGGCTCGCAGGATTCATAAACTGTGTTATAGGCTTGATAGGACTGTTCTCTTGAACAATATCTAAATGTTCCTGTTGAGTTATCTTTCTATCAAAATAATCCTGTGCAGCCTCTCTAACCTCTTCACTTCTATTAGTGATAGCTAAGTCACCTCTACCTATCTTAGATTCTTGCCACTGCACCTCTTCAACTTGAGGGGCTTGAGCTTTAATATCTACAACAGGTGTTGCCATCATTACAGCAGCATTTCTTCTAGCTGTAGTTGTACCCTCACTGAAAGGTATACCTGTCTTAGGATCAATTAAATACTTATCTGCAAGGTTTAGGTCTCCCCAAAGCTCACTAGCATCAACAGCCTGATCAAACACCATTAAAGGTTCTCCCTTAATTTGATATGGGTAAGTAGGGTGATCTTTTACGTTATCATTATCTCTTGAGTCTATATATCCAGTCTCAGTATCAATTCTTATAGCAGCTACAACAGGGTTACCAGTCAAGTCTTTTATCTCTCCTTGGTTAACAAAAGAGTACATCTCTTCCCTTGTAGGTATACCCCACTTAGACAGATCTTTACCCTTAATCATTTTAGAAGTTAAATCCTTTCTAACATCGAAAGCTCCTTCAAGGGATAATATAAGTTTTCTAAACTCTGAAATTGACTTAACATTATCCTTAGATATACCTTCTTTGCTTAACTTATCTTGAACCTTACCTAGTTTTAATTTTTTATTTAAAAAATCTAAAGCTACATCCTTCTTAACTAATCCTTTTTTAACTGCGTTATCAATCTCATCCATAACATAGTCAAACATCTCTACAGTTCCATCTATAGATTGTGGAGCCATAAGGGTAAGAAATATTAATCCGTTACTATTTTTAGCTTGATTAATAACCTTAGATGCAGAAGCTTTTCCTGCGAATGCCCATACCCCATTACCCTCTTGGTAAGAGAAGTACATACCACCATTAAACTCTTTAACCACTCCAGATGGAGAATTTACAGTTCCAGATACAGACCTGTCTATACACATAAGCATAGCCTTCTGACCATTAAACTCACTAATACTACCTCTCTTAACTTTGCTATCATCAAAGTTTGGATTGTAGTCACTTGGTTGAGCTTTAATATCTTGAGTTTCAACTCCTTCAAAACTTGTAACCTCAGTCACACCAAGGTCGTGACCCTGCTCTTGGCTATTAACTTGTGCTTTAATCGATTTATCTACAACCTCTGAGTTCTTAGGTTTACTAACAGAGAAGTCAACCCCACCAACATTCAAGGAAGTACCCTTAGCTAAGGCAGAACCAATACCACTTCTTAGGTCCCCTATATTCTGTAAATCAGATAGATCTAATGAAGCTAAGTTCTTATCCGCAGGTATGTTTATATTAAATACAGATAACATCTCTCTTATCGCATCGTATATCTGCTTAAGCTTAGAGTTATCTTTTTGAAACTGATTAGCAGCAGCGTCACCCATCATCTCAGCAAACGCCTCCTCTACCTGATCTTGTCTAGATAAGTCCTCGTAAGCCTCTTGACCTTTAACCCAGTCAAGGTAACTACCACTCTGTCTTCTACCGTTAGAGTCTATCCATCGTTTTCTAAATGGAGAACCAATCATTCCAGGCTCTGACTTAGAAACCATATCCTCTATCTTAGAGTATACTCCTTCAGGTATAGCGTCAATCATCTGCTTCTTACCTTCAGTATCAGCGTCTTTGTAAGCTTGAGATTTTTCTATTTCTTCAATAGCTTTATTTCTTGTTTCAGAATCCGTCTTTTTAATAAAGTTAACAAGTGGGTGTATGATCTCGTGGAATGGAGTGTTCATATTCATCACCTCAAGGTTCAGATACATAGTACCATCACTACCTCTATATATAGCTCTATTTTTTGCGTAGGCATCTATCTGAGCTGGGTTGTAACCATCAGCCTCTAGTTGTTGCTTCATTGCGTAGGTATTCTTAACGATACCAATATTTAACCCTTGAATCTTAGAAAAGAAGTTTAGTACGTGACCAAGAATTTTCTTTTGATTATCAGGTAGGTACTCTACAAACTTAGCTATATCAGCTATGTTGTTACTATTGAACTTCTTAGCAAAAGACTTTTTCCCAGTACCAAGTCGTATAGCTTTCTTCTTGCCGTTTTGTTTTATAACAATAACCCTAGCACCGTCTCTAGCGTCTGGACCATCGTAAGTGTTACCATCTAAAGCCTCTACTGTACCATCTGAATGAAGCACCCCATCCTTACTAGACGTTATAGATTTCTGACCAAATCCTGAGGCTATACTTAATGCCTCGTTAGACTCAACACCCTCAACCATAAACGAAGTCTTACTAACACCATTCTCTATAGTGGTAACCTTCTTGTATTTTAAACCTTTATTTTTAAGAACCTTCTCTAGGTTATCCGTTCTCTTATCGTTAGTTGCAGCATCAAGTCCATCAAGTTCAGCAGACATTACATTAAAGTCTCCATCAAGATCTTCTTGAGATACGTCATCCATCTTACCCTTATCGGCAGCCTTGAACTCTTTATTGTTCTTCTTCTGAACCTCAACGTGTCTTTTTTGCTTTTGTTCAGCTTTAGAATTCTTCTTATTAAACGCATCTAACGCCTTTTTAGCTGCAGCCTTACTCTTAAACTTACCAAGCTTTATATTGTTCTTAGAAACGCTCTCACCACTCTTAGATACACCAACACCATCTTGAGATAGTACTACAGATAAGTCTCCACCTTCATCTAAAGCTTTCTCTATTGCATTAGCTTGTTCTTTGCTTTGTATCTCTGTAATATTCTCTGTACTCTCTATGTTTGCGTTATCAGTGTTTTGATTTGTAACGTTATCGTTTACAGAAAAACCAGCCTTATTCATAATAGCATTAAAGTTAGCCTTTAAAGCCTTTAAATCAACACCCCTATTAGAACTAGAGCCATCTATAAGAGAACCCATCTTATTTAATAACTGAGCTATCTTAGATACCCTACCTTCAGAAGGTGCAGAGTCCTTATCTTTAAGATCATTACCAAGCTCGTTAATCTCTGAGTTAACCTCTCGACCAACTACATCAACACTCTCGTTAGCGTCTACAACATCCTCAGATGCTGAGTCAACTAAATCCTGTAAGTCTCCTTCTATATCTTTATTAAAAACCTCTACGTTTACACCACCCTCTAATTGAGCCTTTAAGTTCTTAGGATCTTTTCTCCACTTTCTATACTCAGCTTGAGTTAGCTCTTGTTTATCACCAAGAGAACCATCCTCGTTTACATTTCTTACTGTGGCAACTATACGATTGGTTAAGTCCACACCTGTAAGTTTATTTATAACAGAGGCAGTAACAGCAGCACTTCCACCAACAGCTCTCATACCACCAGCCATACCTACGCCAGTAACAAATGCGTTACCAACTTCGTTTACTATCTCGTCAAAACTTTCAGGGGTTCCTGCTCCAGTAACGTGATCCACTATCATCTCTGTAACTGTAGTACCAGCCTCAGATCCACCTTCTTTAAGTAAATCCTTAAGCAAACCATCAACAGCCCTCTCTGTTACCTCTCTAACGGCAGCCTTACCAGCTCCCTTAGTTATACCTTGAATACCCTTGATAATCTGAAATGTAGGTATTTCCCATACAGCCTCAGCAGCCCCAGAAAATAAAGCGTTTGCAGCTAAGTAGAAGTTAGAAATATCTAAATTACCCTCTCTTCTTTGCTCTTTAAGACTTAATGATTTTTGACCTGCAGCAGAAACAGCTATAAACCCCATTAAATATGGCTGAGGTATCCCAAGCCTTGTACCTATAGCTGATATAGCTATTTGAACTGTAGACCCTGCTATACCTCTACCTAATTGAAAACCAGCATCTGCGTATTCACCAGCCCTCATAGACTGCATAAACCCAGGGTACTGATACATTCTTTGCATATCAGTGTACTGATCTTGAACGTCTTTAAGTTCTCTAGCTAAAACACCACCTTTATCTGAGTACTCAAGACTTGAGTCTACACCTTCTCCTATCTCAAGAACCTCAAGAGTACCAGCGACAGTCCCATAGCCACCAGACATAAGAGCATCTTTTATGTCACCAAACGCTCCTCCAGCGTTAGACTGTACTGCTATAGCGTTCTCTAAGTATCTACCGTAATCAGTATCTTTTATAGATGGGTGTATCTCAACCTTGATTGAGCCATCTTGTAACCCACTAATAAACTCGTCATCGTAGATTCCCTCCTCTACAGTCACACCAGTACTCTCCTGTCCGTTTATTGTAATTAATTTAGACTCAACATACTCCTGCTTGATGTCAGCGTTCTCCATTAACTGGGTTAGCCTATCACCTCTGTAACCTTGTTCTAAAAATGAGTTTGTGATTTGTGTATTGTAAGCCTCTTCAGCTTTAATAACTTGTGGTCTTGATTCGTTTAGTTCTTCTTCTACACTACCTATATCGTCAAGTATAGATCTCTCACTTCTACCACCTTCACTACCACCACCAGGAAGTACATAATCTCCAATAGTCATAGCCACATTAACGGCTGTAGCACCAGTAGCAAACTCTAAAGCTTTATCTTTAGTTACCTCATCATACCCACCCTCTTCGATAGTTTTTTGAGATTCAAAGAAGCCTTTGTCTTTAGGTACAAAAAATTTATCATCCCTTTTAATACCTCCATTTAATTCAAACTTAGTATTTAGTACGTCTTCTTGATAAGCTTTCTTCTCCTCTTCTAACTCTTCTCTTCTCTTCTTGAGTTCGTTAATCTTCTTGAAGTCTAAACCTTGCTCCTCATAAAATACTGTTCTCTCTTGCTCTGCAGCAGCAGCTACAGCATCCTTGTCGGAGCCATCAGTAAATAAAGATATGTCTGTTTGGTGACCTTGAGCCTCTCTGTCTTGAATAGACGTGTCAAGAAGATCACTCCCTCCAGAAACCGATTCTCCACCCTCTGTAGGTAAAGTAGCATCCGTTGAAAGGTCTTTTTTTTTTACTTCCTCTTGTTGAGTTCCAGTAAAAACATCAGACTTCCATGTTTCATAGTCAGCCTTAATACCTAAGTGACCATGTAACTCGTTAAGGTAACTTTCATTACCAACAATGTCAGAAACCCAAGTATCGTAATCAGCGTTTATTTTTAAATAATCGTGAAGTCCTTTTAAATATTCTTCGTTCATCTTTTAAGTGTTTGAATGTGAGTTAGGATCAAATTTTACTTCTGGTTGCTTGTAGTTAACTATATTCTTCACGTCATCACCTAACATTTCAATTGTTTTTGAAGACAATCTAGAGTAAGGTATAAAAGCTTTAGAGTTTGGATTATTTGGAATTTGAATTAAAGCTACAGGTAAACCATTTGAATCCAAAGTAATGCTTATTACATCAAACTCCATAGTTGTAGCATCCTTCATACTAGCTTGAGCCATTTTCTTAAATGCTATAGCTTGGTCAGAACTAGGGTTTAATATAGCTGACAAAGGAGAATCTGATTTAATACCCTTAGTAAGGTCTTTAGCTAATTTAGGATGACCATAATAGGTTTGGTAACCAGTATTTGCCTCATCCCCTGGTTTAGAAGAAGAGATAATTTTCGCTGTATCTACATTATACTCCATCTGATCTTCCTCAGCTTCTCTAGCTTTCTTCTGAGCACTAGTCTCACCTTGAATCTTACCATCCCTTTCATCAGTCATGTCTTTATAGCCCTGGTCAGATATTTTCTTAGCTAAATACTCAGCGTAAGCGTTAGAAGCATCTTTGTTAAAGTTGTCACTTTCTGAATCTAGTATATCTAATAGATTAGTAGCGTCAGTTATCTCAGCTCTTTCTCCTGTCTCAGGGTCAACATAAGCCTCTAAAAAGAAAGCCTCTTTAGCGGTCATCTCATTACCCTCTATAGTAAGTAATTTGGTATCGTAAATTCTTTTGTAATTGGGGTCGTTATGAAACCCTTGAGAGTTAACCGTTAGCTTGTTTTTTATAGCTGTTTGAGTTATATTTTTTTGACTATTTGAAATAGTTTTATACTTATAACCGTCATCTTCATTATCATAAGTTCCTTTTCTATTAGCATTATCAGTAGCAAACAAAGCGATAGTTGGGTCAACCCACTCAGTCCTCTTCATTACAGTGTCAGCGTCTATAGGGTAAGCCTCCATAGCTTCATCAAAAGTCATTCCCTCATCAGGATTTGCTTTTCGTTTGTTAACCTCTTCCTGAATTTTTTTATAGTTATAATCATAAAGATAACTACCGTCCTCTGCTAAAGCTAATTTATCGCCTTTACCATTTTTAATAAGGTTTTGGTATGAAGTCAAATCAGTTGAGATAGATCTATATCTACCCCCTGAAATATTAAGATTTCCTTCGTTTTTTAATTTTTGATTTTTAAGTTCAATATTATCATCAAAGTTTAGAGAGTTTTCAATAACAAAACCTTGATAATCAGACACTTCACCTTGAAATTGTTCCTGCAAAAATGGATCCATCTCATCTAAAGAGTAAGAATTAGGATCAACTTCATTCTTCTTCCTAGCCTCTTTTCTCTTGTCTGCAGCAGCTTGCTTCTTAAGCTCAAGCTCCTCTCTTTGCATATCTAGTTGTTGGCGAGTAGCCTCTTCCTCCAAAAGATCACGATTGTTCGTAAGTACTTGCCCTGTAAAAAATAAACCTTCTCCAGCCATGTCTTAGTATTTAGATTTCATGTAAGCACCCATACGAGCTTTAACCTTCTCTAGGTAGCCACCATGCTTCATCATTGGGGCAGGTTCTTGTTGAGGTTCTTCACCCTCTGCCTCTTCTGATTCTATAACGTTCTTATCATACTTAGCTACAAGGTCCTCCATTAATTTAAATGCAGCATCCTTGTCTCCCTCGTCTAACGCAGACCTTACAGCCTCAACGTCATCAGGAGGTAGTATAAGCTCTCCACCTGTAGCCTCACCAATTTTCTCACCGTCTTGAACCATGTCAATAGGGTTGTCTTTGTGACTAAACTCTCCAGGAGTTACTCCACCTTCTTCAGCTTCAATAGATCCACCCTTCTTAAATATAGATGCAGCACTACTAGCAATATCCTCAGCTCCACCAAACATGTTTTGTTGACCTGCTGACATTTCACCCTTAATACCTTCAAGTTCAGAACCTGCAACAGCCATACTATTTGCCTTAACTCTATCTTGTGCTTTACCTAAGTTATCCATAGCTTTAGTCTTAGCGTCTTGTTGCATACCCATAAGATCTGTACGTTGCTTTGCAGCAGAAGATTCTAAGGCTTGCACCCCAGCTAAAGCATTTCTAGGATCTTTGGATAAAGCACCCATTGCAGAAGCTCTATCAGCAGCTTGCTGACCCTGCATCTGTTCTATGTAATTTTGATCCATAGGTTGATCTGCAGTCTTCATAGTAGCTGAACTAACCTGATCTTCTAGTCTACCCTTATCAAAGTTAGCCATAGCCTTCTTTGCTCTCTTTTTCTGAATACCACCAGTAATCATCTTAGCAGCTCCAAGACCTGCCTGTAAAGCTGCTCCAACAAAAGCCTTAGGAACTTTTTTATTTTTACTATATGATACTTTAGCTTTTATCTTACGTGCCATGATTTTTTATTTTTACAAATATACTAATTATTTTTCTATTATTTAGTCCCACTTAACTCACTCTTATCTACGTCTGCATTTGCAGAGTAAAGATTAAATTTCTTTTTAGATTGATTATTATTCGTAGCTAATATAGTCCTCATGTAACTACCTTTCATTCCCTCACCCTCTACGTTACCATTCTTAACGATAAATAAGAAACCTTTAGTTAGGTTAGTGGTGTTTGTATAACCAGTATTCTTTACAAAAAAAACAGTAATAATACCATTAGAGTCTGGATTACCATAAGTATTTATGTAACCTAAAAAATAAGTTTCATTGTTTTCAAATTTAATATACAACTTGTGATTTGTGCTAAGTAAAGATACGTTACTATTTGTAGAGGGGTATTTACAAGTAAACACTTTACCTACAACGGTATCTGCAGAAGATAATGATGGGTCTACATCACTAACATCAAATGTCGTATCGCTATTTAAACTATGAATCACATACTCAGCACCAGAAATCATTTGAATAGGTAGCACTTGGCTTAAAGGTATAGACGCATCATTAAATTTACCACCACATACACCAGTATTGTTTGGAAGGACAAACCCATAATCTGGAGTACCAACACCTATTATCTCAGAACCGTCACCAAAATTAGTGTTATCATTTAAAGAATCTACCCCTGAACTTGCAAAAGGAATGTTAGAGTATTGAATACTCTCCTTGCTCTTGTAATCTATAACTAGCATGTAGCTATTAGTTATATCAAGATTTAAAGGTTCGTTAACAGTGATAAGCTCATTTGATACTATCTTAGTTACTATAAAATCCTTAACTATAGCGTCTCTCTTTTCGTAACCAAAAACTCGAACTAAATCACCAGGAGAAACACTATCATAAAACTCAGTGTTATTACCAGATATATAATTACTATCCACTCCTTGGTAATTGTTTATGGTCCCATCAACCTTCTTAAAGGCTATACTTGTAGTAATAACATCATCGTAGTTACCATAATATTGACCCATATTTGTAAACATTCCTGTTATAAACTTAGTGTCACTCTCCAAAGAAATAGCGTTATAAGTTTTTATACTAGAAGGGTCTGCGTTAAAAATAAAGTCTATATAAGATAAGTTGTCGTTACCATAAAACTTGTTAAACTTAGATTGAGATCTAGAGTATATATCAGAATCATTATGTCTGTAAGTTCTACCCTCTTTAAAGCTAACAAATTGCTTGTTTATCTTAGAGTAAAAATCAGGTACAAACGAGTAGAACGAAGTCCACCTATTAGTTCCCTCACTAAACCCTAAGGTTACAGCGTTAAATACAGTGTCATCAACTTTTAAATTAACCAAAGATGTTGAGTTATCCCAAGTAGCTATTCCATCGCTCCAATTTTTAACCGTATCAGTATTACCAGTAGAGTAGTTTCTACGACCAACCTCAATGCTAGGTATTGTTATAACATACTCATCATACTTAGGGTCGTAACCACCTATTACTAAGTAAGGTGCAGCAAGTTTATTAAAATTACTATCCTCAAATGTTTGTATGTTATCAGGGTTGTACTTAATGTAAAGCTCGCCAATATCTCTAAAGTAGTCTTTCATACCATAATCAGAGATAACTGTTAAGCCATCAGTAGATAGTCTAAGTATAGACCCTCTTTTTATATCAGCAAAGTAGAACTTCTTACCATGTCTAACAATAGACTCAGGATTAAGACCACACCCAAACTGACCAGCATACAAGGTAGCGTAATTAGATATTATGTTGTTAGATAAAGAAACTAAACCATCTCCTGACGCAGTTCTTAATACATCCTCCTTAACAAGTACTTTACCTACTTTACTCTCGTGGAATATCATTAGGTCATTGTCGCTATTTTTTAACGATTGTATAGACCCAAACTCTTTGTTATAATCAAAGTAAGGTGTGTGGGCTAGATTAAACGAAGACAGTCCATTTATAGCTCCAGTACTAACATAAGTCTCAGAGTAATAAACAGAAGCGTCTAACCTTCTCTCTGCAGCGTTATTATTAATAACATTAACTCTACCCTTGTCGTAGTGATTTGTGTTATGGAAATCATTTAGGTAGTAATCTTCACAGGCAAAGCTTTCAAACGCAGCACCATCTTGTTGAGTAAACATAACCCTAGGCTTTATGTATACATCACCAGTAGTTATAGAAATTATAGCAGGCGTTAAAGAAACCTCTGTACTTACATCTTTATCCGTAAAATAGTCAGGTATCTGAGGTATATCACCATTATGGTATCTTTGACCAGTACCATGATTACCTATCTCATACCTATCACCAATCTCATAGTACACCAAGTTTTCAGGTGTTTGAGTCTTCTTAGGTCTATAAAGCTCTGCTACTAGCAAGTCATAACCACTACCGTCCAAAGAAAAACCTGAGTGGTCTATACTTACGTCAGAAGCACCTTCCAATCCTACTTGTACACTTCCTGGGTTTGCTATGGAGATGTAAAAACCTTCTTGACCAGGAGCAATAGTAATAGGGTTCCCGTTAACATCAGCAGCTCCTTCTTGATAAAAATCAAAGCCTGTAATCTCAAAGTCTAAGTAATTAGTAAAACGTCTTCTTGAGCCATCAACATTACAACTAATAAACCTAATTCTATCCCCATCTGCAACCTCAAAGTCAATTAAGGAAGCTGTAGCCTCAGTATAACTAGACTTATGTCCCTTTAAAGACTGAAGGCTTAAATACATTTGAGTGTCTCCACTTCCAGAACCAGGGATAACCAACGGCACTGAAACTTGCATAAACTCATCTACAGAGGTGTTACCTGCGTAAACAAACTGATAGCTCGTAGCCCATAGTGGTGGCTTGTTATATATAGAAAACTTAACACTTGATGGCTGACCTAAACCTAGCCCACCATCTTCTGTAGGTAATGCGTTATAAGCCCTAGTACCGTTTAAGTTAACGTTTAAAACTTCATCGTTAAATTTATCTTGAAGTGGAACTTCATTACCATAATCAGGTGCAACATTAACAAAAGAACACCTATTGGTCTCATCAAAGTATGATATACCAAAGTCATGGAACGCACCCGTTTTAAACGAGTTAACTCCTGGTGCACCACTAAGTAGTTTAACTTTTACGTTTTGTATTACTCTAGACCAATCACCCCAAGAAGTAGGTGCACCACTATTAGAATCAGTAGAGTTTTTCTTTTGCTTCCAATAGACGTTTATCATATAAGCACCAGACAACGTACATTGCACATCAGCCTCCCCTCCTTCGTTTTTAACGCAGTCCCATATATGTGCGGTACCAGGATCTCCAGTTTGCATTTTTGTTCCACCCTCCCAATTGTCTTGGTTAAACTGAGCAATAATTTTAGCTCTAACTTGGTTAATTGTACTCAACCCCGTTATGTCTACGTTCATTGCAAATCTACCAGCCCTCTTTTTTGCTTTACCAGTAAAAGATCTTCTTGCTACGTGAAAGCTTAAATCAATAGAAAGAGTTTGAGAATTTTCTTGATTAAGATTCATACCTTCAAGGTCAATGTAAAAATGAACCTTACAGTTTTTATTTGCACCTGGTTCCCATATATTAGGTTCTGAGCTACCAGTTAATTCCTGACCTAAAACTGAGTTTGCAGCAGCATTATCATCTACGTCTATCGTAGTTATTTGGTTTGCACCTGTAGATAAAGCATAAACAGGAAAATTATACTCGTTAGTTTCAACTATAGGACCATCAGCATTAAAACTACTACTCACAACTAAAGGAGTGTTGTCGTAACCCTCTAAGATATTACCATAGGTTAACCTGTTGTCTGATATAATAGTTTGAGCCTTAGCCAACTTAGGTACAGCATCAAATAACTTGTCAGAATCACCTTTGTCTACAAAAGGATAAACCCCATTATTTCTAAAATTAATGAATGATTTATTTATTTCAAAAAGAAAAAATGAAACATCCTGAGTTGGTACTGTAGATATATGTTCGTTCTTTAATACCTTTAAGTACTTTATAAAGTTATTCTCAACAGTATCTACAAGAACAAACTCCCCATTATTACCCTTCCTAGCTACAATCTCTAGTTTAGTAACATCAGATATGCTATCAAAGTACTCTACCTCTATATTGTTTGCTGTTAACGCATACTCAGTAAACTTTAACGGAGTATTTCTAGCAAACTCAGGATCTATCTCTATGTTGGATATACCACTGTAAGAGGTGTTCTCGTTGTCGTGGTGTATATACCTGTACTTAAATTGAAATAGATTATCTAGTATGTTGTTTTTAGCGTAACCAGGATCTATTGTAGGAAATACGCTAGGTCGTTTATATGGTTGGTGCTTAACAACGTCTAAGTAACGCATCTTATCCTCATAAGTACCATAAGTAATTAATGGAGAATAAGCATCTGAAGGGTTAGCTAAAAGCATAATCCCAGGAAGTAAATCGTAACTCTGAAGGAAAGGACAGTTAGTTAAAACAGCCCCTATGCTAAGATCATTTAACTGCAAAGGAGATGCGCTAGATAACGTAAACCCAACAGGTTCAACTGTTGTTATAGTAGTTCCACTTATACTCTCTACTTGGTAATAAGTAGGAAATCCAGTGCTATCCATAATTCCTATAAACTCACCTTCAGATAACTGAGAGTTCAATAAAGCAAAGCTAGTGGTAACCGTTGTTGTGCCATCAACATCAAACGTTAATTCTTGAGGCATTTTCCTAACAATACCTGTAACTTCAGCGTAACCGTTAAAAGAACTAATACCAGAATAATTTACGTGAGTGTATATATCATCACCAACATCAAACATCTGATCTTTATAGGTTAAGAAAGCAGAGCTATTATAAGTGTTAAAGTAAATATCTTCAAACCTATTAGATGAGCTAACTATATTAGACTCATTTTTCTTAGCTAGTCTAACATTTATCTTTCTAGGTCTATTAAGGTTGTCGGTCCAGTAAAGTATATCATCCACCTTATTAACGCCTGTAATAGCATGGTCTTTACTAAAGTTTAATATATTTAGTGTTTCGCCCTCACCTTTACTACTTGTTCTACCGTCTTGATATACAGTCCTAACTTGATCATCTATAAGGTTATACTCTAGAATACAGTCAAACCTATCGTTAGAGTTGTTGTGTACAAAATAATAGATAGAGCTTGTAGGTTTATCTTCATAAGTACCTATACACTTATAGTCATCACTTAAGTTTGGAGACACCTTTGTAGTTCCAAGTAGAACGTTCTTAATGTACTTCTTAGCTCCAATAATATTCCCAGACAAGTTAGCCTTTACATCTGATGACTTATTTAATATAATATCAGAAGACCCTGAAGGGTATATGAAGTTTTCACTCGCAGCAAGGTCAAGCATAGAATAGCTTGGTTCTGCAGCACGAGACACGAAGTTCTCTACAGACCCTTTAAGATTTCTACCAAGGGGTGATACTTCTGAAGCTTGTTTTTGCTCAAAATACATTCTAAAATCTATACCATTAGGAGCATCATACCCAGAAGTAGTAGGGTAATTTGTATTCCAACTGTAACTCAAATTACTATCTAAAGCTAGCTGAATCTTGCTATCATTTGTTAATCTTGTTTCTACTTCATTAATTTTTGTGTAAAACTCCCAACCAGTAGACCCATTTAAAGCTTCAAATTCAACCTGTATTCCATCGGTTACATCTTGCCTAGTTAAATAAACAGAGTCTTTGTATAAGGGAATGTCTCCTTGGTTATTTAAAGTACCATTATCATCTAAAAAATCAAGACTATAATTGTATACAGTAGCTTTTATATTTATTATATCACCAGAAGCATTACTAAATGGTATTATAAAAGAAGCAGGAAAAGTAATTACTTCACCTGTTTCATCTTTAAGATCAATAGTATAATCAGCTCTACCTGCTAAAATGTTTAATCCTTGTAAAAAACTAAACAACAAATGTCTTTCTCCAGCATTTGGGTAATCATCATTTGCAAAATAATAATATGAAGATGCAGGACTGTATACTTCTAGACTAGCTACATATACTGGAGAAAAACTAGTATCAGAATTTTTTATAACTAAATCCGTACTGAAAATAGTAGGAACAGCGTCTGTTGTGATTGGTGAACCACCACTAAAGGTAAACATCCAATTATCACTAAGGCTGTTATCTATACCTTCATTTAGCTGTAAATCATTGATCTGATTATTTAATAAACTAATAAGATTTAATAAAAACCCTACTTGTTCATTTATGGTTGTATTAGTAAAATCAAATTCAGATATTAATTGATCTATGTCCGCTTGAGTAACACTACTAGTAAGAGATAAGTCTGTTATCGCCAGATCAATACTTGAACCTAATCCTTCTAATGATGAAAGAATAGAACTTAAATTATCAGCAAAACCGCTTATCTGACTATTTAAATCATCTACCTCAACTTGGTGATTACTATCTATAAGGTCTATAGCTAATGAATTTGATTCTATTAAGTCTGAATTACTAGTTTCTAGTTGGTTTGTGAAGTCAAGTAAATAAGCTATAGTATCTATATTAATGCTAGAACTGCCTGAAACCTTAGCTACAGAAATGTCAGATATAGAAAAGTTAGAATTAATATAACTAGGAATTATCCAAAATTTAGATTTAGTATTAGTAATTGTAATTCTAAACACACTCCTTCCGCTAGTTGTTATGGTTTCATGGTTTGTAAAATAGAAACCTGAGCTAGCAATGGTAGCAACATAAAAAGAATCAAGATTAGATCCAATAGAAGCATTGAGGCTAACAATATAATTACCTGCATCTAAAGTAACAGATTTCTGTAACCTCTTATCACTTGCTGAGCCTTCGCCATTACCTCTAAAAGTTGCACCATTAGTGTCAAAACTCCAATCGTTACCTAGTAACCACTCGCTTTCATCCTCAAATTTAGTATCGTTTATATAATGTTCTACATCCAATACGGTAGGGTCTGCAGCTTCTTGCTCCTCAATAAGATCAAGTGCAGCCTGAATACGATCTACTTCAGCCTCTAAAGTAGTTATATCAGCCTGCGTAATATCATCATCAGCAATTTCTAGCTCTGATTCCAGACCAGCTATTGTAGCATTTAATAAAGTTATGGCTCCATTGTATTCCTCTCTAATATCATTAATTTCATCGTTGTGAGTAACTGTAAGAAGATTTAAATCATCTTGATCAAAAGGTGTATCTCCATTATCTTCATTGTCAATTGCTGCTTGTAACTCAGCTTGTAGTTCATTAATAGTATTACTTTGGGTTGCTAGAGTTGAATTAATAGTAGTTAGACTCCCCTCCAACTCATCAATCCTAATGGCTGCATCATTTAAATCTGCTAAAAGTCCATCGTTCACAATAATTAAATCATCGTAATCATCTTGAAGCTTATCAATCTCTGCCGCCAATTCTGCGTTTGTAAGATGAGAAGTAGATACAGAAGCTAAAGCATTGTTTACAGCTTCTAACCCTAATGATAATCCTGATATAGTACTAACTTGATCTAATAAAGATGATCCTCCCTCTGGGTCTAAATTACTTACAGCACTAGATAATATTTCGTACTGATCGTATAAGGCAATTAATTCATTGTCTATAACAGTTTGTGCAGCTTGTGCAGCAGTTAGTTCGCTTTGAACCTCCGCTAAACTGACTCCTGCTATGCTTAAAGCAGTTTGAAGTGTTTCTAACTCCTCAGCGTGAGCTGTGTTAGTGTTTGCTATAGAAGTATAAAGACTAGCTATTGAAGCATTAGCCTCAATTAATTGTTCTTTCAATTCAGTAATAGTATTACCCAAAGCACTAATGTTATCTGACCCTATAGATTTATTTATTAAAGATAAACCAACACCAGGATACCACTCGTTAAATTGAGAATTAACCCTACCAGCAACAAGGTCTATTTTTAATTGTTCAGCACTAGTAGCAAGAGCTAACTTAAATTGAGCAGAACCTAAAGACTTAAAGTTAATAGATAACTTAGTTACTGGTATCTTCTCTAAAAATAACCTTAAGTTAGATATAGTAAATGATTCTGATGTTGAAAAATCAGAGCTAATTTGTAAATAAATAACTGAGGAGTTCCCAGTAGCCTCAAAATAAAGTAATTGAATACCATTAGTACTTACCTTTCCTATAGTTGTATTACCAGATGTTATTGTAAAACTTTTACCTAAAGTAAGTCCAGAAACTGTAAATGATAATAAATAATTTTTATTACCTAATATATTAGATTTTAACACATAATAATTAGAGGATAAAACTTCTTCCCCACTAAACGTTAGAGTACCTTGGGATATGGTAAAACCATCACCCTCTGTAACCTCAGTATTGTTATAGTAATATTCTATTTGAGAGTAAGATGCCTCAGAAGGGTTGTTTCTTGGTGTGCCACTATTATGACCTTTAAGCACTGTATCATTAACAAAATCAGCTGTTACTAACCCAACTGTTGTTGTTGTTCCTGAACCACCACTAATTAAAACATTACCATACTTATCCGTTTCTAATATATTTAATAGCGAATTTGAAAGGCTAGTACCTGAGCCAAACTCATAATCCCCACCAGAACCTGTCCCTGCAGAAACATCAGTTAAATCTATAAAAGGACTTACAATATAATCATCTTCAGAATCACCCTCTCCTACTTGATCGTAACTATAAATACCCACATCGGCAGCCTCTTTACTTGGGTCTTTAGGCTCTGGACCAGTAACTTGGAACTCATACTCAGAACCTTGACTGTTAGAACCACCATTTAAACCAAAAGAGTTGTTTTCATTATCTACGTTGCTATCGTAACTAGGTACAGTTACAAAACTTTTTTGATAAGTAACGCTAATGCCAGGTCCAAGAGGCTCTGTGTCGGATATATCAAAATCACTTATATTAATAGCTAAATCATCATCATTAACCCCCCCATAAACTTGAAGCAAGAATTCTGCGTTAGCTTGGGTTGACGTATATGTTACTGTAAAAGGAGAGTCATAACCAGGTTGAAGTTGAGAATTACTATCAAAATCAATCTCTGCTTGAATTTCAATAACATTACCAGTAATTGTATCTATAACATTTAAGACAGAAAGAGGTCCACCTGGACCATATAAGTTGTATAATTGATTCGCTGTATTTGTTTGATATTGAGTTCCAACCCAATAGATATTACTAGGAGGTATTCCTGCAAATCCATTAGTGTTAGTATTATAATAATAAAGAGTGTGATTATAAAATTCATGGTCTATCTCTCTACAACAAAAAATTATTTGTTGTTGGTAGAATGTTTGACTAGGTTCTACTTCAATAATTTCAAAGTCTCCATTACCTACTGGGGTTACTTCAGTTATTTCGTCTGCTTCATCAATAAAACCATAATGAACAAGCGTGTTACCCTCCATGTTCTCAACAGATCCTGACGTACCATCAGATGAAGATGTGTTTCTTATATTTAAAGCGTCTCTATAGTCACCACCCTTAACTAGGCGAGGATCAGAATCCTTATCCATCCCACCTGTAAATACTCTCTTATCTTGTGCCATTGCTTATTATAACTTAGGTGATTGCTTAAATGCTTTTCTTGAGGTCTGTAACGCTTCCTCTTTATTGAAGCTCATCATTCTAGCCCTAGCTAGTCTCTTCTCATTGTAGAAGGTTCTTTTTGCTGATTGCTTCTCGTTAGCAGGGATTCCACGCTTTCTTAATATATACCTGTAGTATATGTAAGAACGTAAAGCCTCTTCACAAAACTTATGAACCTTAGGATTAGTTTCTTCTGCACCATCAGATATATACTCTAAAACTAAAGTTTTATTTAATAACTCAGAAGAGAAATTAATAGTACCATCATTTCTATTAAGCCTATAATACCCTAAAGCATTCTTACCTCCACCTATACCAAACTTTTTACCTAAGTCTAGGTGGTAGTAGGGGTTGTTCTCGTCATAAAAGTCATCATTAACTACAGCAGCAACAGAGTTGTCTAAAGCTAGTTTATTGTTTACCCCTAAAGAGTGAATCTCATTATCGTCACCTCTGTACCCAATCTTAATTAATTTTAAGTAGTCAGTTGGTAAAGTAACTTGAAGAGAACTATTTACAGTTAATGTAGTTGTTTTAATCTCTTGACCAGTATCAAAAGAAAGCTCTCTAAGCCCTTGTAAGGCAAGTAATCTTAATTGGTATATCTGAGCCTCTTTATCGTAAGAAGTGTCGTCCATCATCAGCTGAAAGTCGTTAATCACCTCGTCTATGTTTGTGTAATCTGCTGCCATAATTAACTATCTGCTTTTAATTCGTTTGCCTGTGCGTACTGCACTACATCTGCCTCTCTAATACTAACGCCTAAGTATTCTAATATCTTAACCACTAACTCTCCATGAGTTCTATTAGATGATCTAAACTGAGTTGAATTAGCGTTATCGTAAACAGGCTTACCTGCTATAGTTACGTAATTCCATTTTGGAGAGTAATTATGTACGTAATGAGCTACAGTTACAGATTTAATAGTGTCTGGGAATACGTTAATTAACTTTTTATTATTAGAAGTGTTGTTGTTACCAATTAAAGCAACAGGGTAAGAAGCTGAAGGCTTTGCCAAACTACTCCTAAGTATTTGATTTATATTTCTATTATTTACTATCTCTACTGGTACGTTAGTAGTTATTGATTGAGTCTCAGCGTCTGCTGTAGATATTGAAACAATGTAATCTGTAAGTAAAGAGTTTGAAGTACCAACGTGAGCCACCAAACTATTAGCAGTAGTTGATACAACTTCAGTCTTAAGGAAGGCAGCAATATCTTGCTCTGCTAACTCAGGAGTTAAACTTTCTGCGTAATACCCTGCTGATTTCTTAGGTTGAGACTTCTCCATAATAGTGGATAGTCTTTTATTGTATAGTTCTAGATCAGCTTGTTTTGCTAGTAAATTAAAATCACCTGGCGTTATAAAGCCTCTTTGCTCTTTGTTTGCAAAGACTTGTACTAGTTTGTATATTTCATCAATTGTCATTATTCTGTAATTTATTCCTAGCAAAAGTACGAAATAATTCTTTATAACAAAAAAAAAGGGAAGCCTAAGCCTCCCTCTTTAATATATTACATTAAATCATTATCCATTAATCGCTTGCAGTCTACGCTCTATCTCTGCGTATATCTGCTCTCCCTCGCCTTCAGAACAGAAGTCTACCATTCTCTCGATAGGCTTAACTCCAATTGCAGGGACACATATTGTATTACCTGAGGATACCCAAGTTACAGCTGATTTCTTCATAGATATAATGCTTGACTCTTGAGCCATAAGTAGTAACTGCTTCATCTCTGTACGAGGGTCATTCATTCCTGCTAAGAAAGCTGTAGGATTCTTTTCTGCTTGAACCTTCATGTCCCAACGAATCTCATCTACACTCTTGTTAGTGTTGACACCTAATACCTTAGCATACCCTACAAGCTCATTTAAAGGCATTTTAAGGGCACTTTGTACAGCATCCATAACATCAGCCACTTGAGCTATTCTATCTTGTGCATTCTTCTCTTCATCCTTTACGTTAAATAAAATATTTTTAGATTTTATTCTGTGAGGATTACTACCGTTAGCGTTACAAGTATCTAAATATTTTTTAAGGGTAGGGTTTGTGTGATCTACAAAAAGAAAACCATTGTTAAAAGCAATAGGATCTCTCATCTTAGCTGTTTCTGGATGATCATCTGCAAATATAGAAGCTTCTCCAGGAACGTATCTAATTTTTCTATTCTCCCCTGTTTCAGGGTCAAATATAATATCCTCAGCCTTTAATAAAGATACAATAGGATACTGAGGCATTCTAGTTTTTGGATTTCTAGATTTAGAAACTAAATGATAAACAGATGGCTTGTACTCTTGTTTCTTGTTAGTAAACTGAGGGGTGAATTTCTTTTCTACTATGGGAGCTTGAGCTACGACCTTAGTAGTACTTGGAGGCGTTACAGCCTTTCTTTTTGTTGGTGACATAATAATTATTTTCTAAAATTAACTTGAAGTTATAAAAGGAGGGGTACAAAGCCCCCTCCAGTAATATATAATTAACTATCTCTAGTTATTAGCTAGCATCAATTACTGACATAGATGCACAAGCTGTAACATGCTCACTGCAAAATACTGATTGTTCACTGTCTGCTATGTTAACAAAACCAAAGTTACCTCCACTTGGTCTATTAATAGCTTCAACAATATCCTGTATAGCTTCTTTGTGCTTACCAATAGTAATAGTAAGTACAACATGAGCTGCATCTATACCTGAGTCATCGTCATTTTCTTGACTAGACTCAAAGTAAACTCTCATTGATGTCGTTGTTGCCATCTCAAAGTGAGATAGTTGACCAGCAGGAAAGCAAGCTACTTCTTCAGTAGAGGCTGTTCCATCAGCAGCAGCACTTGCGAAATATAAATAATTCTCCATTTTCTTATGTTTTTTTATATATTAATAATTATGATTTCTTGAACAATAAGAAACGGTTAGGAGCAAATCCTTCAAAACCACGCTCAGTTCTGTAGTTACATCGTAACTCATCTGTTTCGTTAGTTTTGTTTTGTAGAACTGCAGATCCAGTTAACCAGTGCTCCATCTCACGAGAGTATCCGTTAGCTGCTTTGTATCGCATACGTAACGAAGGAATTTTCTCACCAGACTTAGCATCTTTTTGTGAATCCATAGGAATACACATACCGAAACCATTGTATTTAAAGCCATCACCACCTAACAAGTCAGGTCTGTTAAATAGGTCGTAAGTTTTCTTGTGGAAAGTATAACCACCACGAGAGAACGAGTTAAAGCCTAAGTTCAACGCCATATCTTTGTTGTTAGCGAAAGTACCGTAGTTAGCACCACCTGCTGCGTAAGCACCTTGAGAAGCTAATAAGTCATCAATATCTAAAGATAAGTTGATACCAGCGTAAAGAGCCATTTCTTTTGAACCTCTGTACTTGTCTAAAGACTTAACAGCAGCATCAAAGTCAGCCATGGTAATTGCTGAAGAACCAAGATCCATAGTTTGACCTTTGTTTTCAATAAATGGTAAAAGACCTTCAGTTGTTACAACTGCAGCTCCAGCACCATCAGTAGCACCATCTTCTAGTCCTACAGCAGATTGACCAATAATCATTGCTAATTCAGCGTAATCTTGAAAACGTTGGTAAGTATCAGCCTCACCTTGTAAGTACCATAAGTAACCAGTACCCATCTCAGGAGAGTTAACCTTTACGTAAACTGCGTTAGTTGCTTCAGAACCAGAAACAGTGAAAGATTCTTTAATAATCTGACATTTGTTTTGATATTGATCTACACGAGGTGTGATACCAACTGGTTGACCAGTTCTTTCTGCGTAAGCGTTACCTACGATAGCAAATGATGTATCAGCAGGAGATCCAGCTAAATTACCATTAGATACTAATTTTAATTGAAAGTTATCTTCTGGTTGAGTAGAAGCAGAACCATCAGCTTTACCAGCCACGTAGTACATAACTCCTGTGTTACCCAATAAAAGGTCACCATCACGAACTGCTGTGTTACCTGCAGCGTCCCCAGTATCATCAAAAGCATTAGCGATTGTTAAATCGTTACTAGAGATAGCACCTGTGAAGTGATTATGAAGAAGAGTTTCCTCATAGTGCTCAAAAGTTTGAGCTGTTGTTTCTTTTTTAGAACCTAAAAGTTCCATCAATCCAGTGATACCTTGATCACCGTATCTCTTAATTAGTTGCTCATCTACATCACGTTTATGTAACGGAATACCATCTGTACCATCAGCGTTAATTAACGTTGAAGTACCTACATAGTTAGATGTAGTTGCAACTGCTACATTTGATGGTGTTGCCACCATACCTGAAGCTAAACTTACTGTTGCCATTTTTTTATATTTTTAAAATGAAAATTAATTTTTGTTTTAACCAAGTATTTGTCTTCTTAACATGTCGAGAGTTGACTCTTGTTTCTGAGGTGCTGCTTGCTTATCTTGGGCAAACGATGGGTTCTTAATCTCATTAATTACGTTCTCTGTCCCCTTGCTTCTGTACTGATTAGCTACACCTCTAACAATCTTGTCGATGTTATTCATGATGTACATATCTGTATTAAGAGCGTCAAAGTTCCAGTCACCGCTTTCGTTTACATACTTATCAAAGAAGTTTTCTAGATCTGAGTTGTAACCCATAATCTCCTGACGAGCTTCGTCATCTAGATTGTAAGTAAACTCTTCACCTTGGTCATTCATAGAGAAAGATAAACCTTCAAGGTCATTAACCTCTCCCTCCATTTCTGATAACCATTCTCCTCTGTCAGCATCAGATACTCCAGGATCTCCAGCCTCAGTTGGCATAGCGTAATCCTCTTTTATCTGATTAAAGTAATCTCTAGCAGCTCTAGCGTCTTTAGTAAGCTGAACCTTACCAGCGTTGGTGTCTCTCGCACTATACTCCTCAGCATCTGTTTTGTATGTTGCTGCAATGTAATCACTTAACTCAGCTTCAGTTAAAGTTGGATTCTCTAGTTGTAGATACTCCTTTATTACAGCGTCATCAGACACGTTAGATAAATCAACAGTTTGAGTGTTTAGGTAATCTTGAACTGAACGACCAGTGTCTCTTACATAATCATTAATAACTTGTAGCTGCTCGCTTGCAAAGTTATTGCTTTCTGCTTCTCCACTAGTGTTGTCAAAATCATCAAATGATTCTATGTCTCGCCCAAGCTTCTCGCTAAGGTAGTTTAAGACAACTTGATCATCACTGATTTCTTCACCCTCTTCTTGTTGATAAGTTTGATCCTCATCAAAGTTGGTCTCCCCATTATTTAAAGAACTCTCACCTGTCAAGTCTATAATATCAGATCTCTCCTCTGTTACAGATTGCTCTAATTCAGCTGGCTGGTTTTCATCGCCAGTTAAATCAACAATATTTCCCTGAGTTTGAGGTTGAACAACCTCTCCTCCAAACTGTTTTACTAACTCGTCACGTATATCCATTGTCTTAAATTTAATTACTTATTTTCGCAAATATAAACTTTTTTATTGTAAAGTCAAATTATTTACTCTGCTTTATCTTCAGAACCTAAAGGTCCTCTTTTACCTTCTCTTTGTTCTATCATCTGAGATTGGTTTATAGCAGACTGTTGCTGAACCTCTTTACGTACTCCACCTTGTAATGAAGCTGCACCCTCTTTACCTAAGTTACCAAGCTCTATCTCTCTTAATCTTCTTTGGTGTTGAGCCTGCTCAAACTGCTCCTTAAGTTGATAGTCTAATTGTTTTAACTGCATATCAGCTTGACTCTTAGCTTGTACACGAGCTTGTTCTATTTGCATCTCTGACTGTAAGCTTTGCTGCTTAAGTTGTGCCGCTTGTTCTGCAGACTGTTGCTGTAGTTGAGCGTTCTGCTCTGAAGCCTGTTGTGCTTGAGACTGTTGCTCTTCTTGGTATTTCTTTCTTCTTAAGATAAGCATCTGATTAGCCATCTTAGTATTTTTAACAGAACGTATCATTATAGCATCCTCAAGTCTTAACTCTTTTTGAGATAAAGAAACCTGAATGTTTTGCTCCATAATTTGCTTCTCTTCCTCGTTAGGTGCTACCTCTAGAGTAATACCAAATTCGTGAATAGAAAGCTTATTCATCATGTCTATAGATTCCATAGAAGTCTCTCCAATAACATTAGCATACATACTATGAAGGTTCTTGAAGTTTATTAGGTCCTGCATACGAACAGTAATACTTTGAGACACTCTCTTAGTTACATTTAGGTAAGCATCATTAATATCTCTAGTAGCGTTATTAGATGCTAGAAGCGATAACTTCTGAACCCCAACCAAAGCCTCGCTTGATGGTTTAGATGCGTCACGAGCCTCGTTAACACCTGTTACGTCACGAATCATCTGCATGTTGTGATTGTATACTCCTATAAGAGTACCGAAATCTCTACCAATACCATTCTCTAACTCTTGTATAGGCATTGATCCAGTCATTTGACCCTCATCGTCTATACGTCTGTAATAGATGTTACCAGTTTGATCGTAAATCTCTTGAAGCTCCATTGGGGTAAATGTACCGCCATCTCCCTTAGATACATTCTCTAAAGAACCTATCTCAAAAGCAGCACCCTTAGGTCTAGCCTTGGCAAGTACGTGTTGTATCTTAAGGTGAGCTAATTGTATTTGGTCAGCAAATGGAACCATTCTATCAACTAAAGAACGACTCTTCATTTTGTATAAATTAGGTTGGTACACAATGTACGACAACCTAGTCTCAGATAAGTTAGACTTCTTTCTAGGCATGTCCTTCATTAAACCGTAACTAAATACGTAATCAGAACCTACAATGTATTTACCTGTATATACAACCTTAACTGTAGACCCAATAGCTTTTCTATTAGTCTTAGAGTTTTTAGGTTGCTTATAGTTAGATGGCTTCTTATTTACAGAGTAACCACCACTTTTATTATCTTTCTTTTCGTATTTAAGTTCGTGACTCGTAATAAACTCAGCATCTAATATGTTTATACTAAACTTATCATACTCGTAAGTATTATCACCATTCTCGTAGTTAGCTGAAGTGTTAAAGTACATAGGGTTATTATTCTTACCTACATACTCATTAGCTATCTTAATATAATCCTCCTCACTAAACTCATTACCTGCTTGCTGCTTTAAATCAGCTATAGTCATAGAGTAAACCTCTCCAGCATGCTTGATGTTTTTAAAGTCAGAAGAAGCAGAGAAAGATGTTATAAGGTTAGAAGGGTCTACGTAGCGAATACTAAGACCACTTACAGGTGATAGGTCAGTTTTAGCTGCACATAAACCTAGCACAACAAGATCACGAATCATGTATCTTTTTACTTCAGAGTAATCGTTTATATCTAACGTGTACTCTATAGCCTTCTCCAAAGCAATCTCTACATTCTGCTTATAGTTAAGAGCCATAAACATTTCAATTTCTTCAGAGCTATCAGCAACAAACCCATCAGGGGTTAATGGTATACCAGTCTCATCTTCAAGATTAGTTAAAAAGCTTTTAGTAAGCATCTCGCCATACATCTTTTTCTTTTTCTCTAACCTTTTGTTTGCAGCAACAGGATCTATAGACTCAGCCTTTATGTCGTACTCTTGATTAACCATACCGTTAACGATAACGTCAACAAATTTAGGTATAACAGATACAGGGGTCCAGTCAATATTTAAGTAAGAAGTATCTCCCCCAACATCTAACAAATCCTTGTACTTTCCAACGTCTTGATTTCCCTCAGCGTAGCTCCTGTTCCTAGAGTACCTTAGTTTCTTATCTCTAAAGTATATATCACTGTTGTTGTGCCACTCGTAATACATAGTTTTAAAGTACTGCAACCCATAACTTAATGATGCCTTTTCTTCGTTTGAAGATAAAGGAGAAGGGTAACCGTTTGACTCTTGTTTCTTGTTAAGCATAGCTATCTTATTTTTTTACTAGACATCCCTTTATTAGTGTATCTCTTCACTAAGGGAGATGAAACTTTTAATTCCTTTTTTGGTTTAATATATTTCTGAGAAGCTAGTAAAGCTAATGATGAAGAAATACTAGCATCGTATTTTGTTCTATTATCTATCTCGAATCTACTCCAGTCATCAAGTAAGACGTTAAAATAACACCTACCCATTTCTCCTGTTGCAGTATTCATACCCACGTGGTCATATATATAAGTAGCTATAGCTTCTGCTTGCGCATTTATTACAGCAGCTCCAGATCCAGGTATACCCTTTGTCTTTTGCTTTCCTCTACTCCACTCAGTATGAGTCATTTCTGGTCTATCCATTAAGTACTCGTAGTAACCTCTGTTCTCAAAGTACTTTAATATACCTACCTTGTTATTCTCAACTAATATTTGACAACCATAGAATACACACATTTTAATCATGTCCTCGTAAAAAATCTCCGACTTAGGAGGTCTATTAATATACTCGCACACAAACTGCATAGACGCATCGCTTGACATACTAAATTTGTGAAAAACATGAGCAGCAGCATCAGATCTCCTACCATCAGTAGTGGTGTCATGATCATAAGGGTCACAGCCTGCCACCAAGCTATCCGATCTTCCTGGGAACTTCTTATTGAATCTACTCCCAATAACGTTCTGATCTTGAGTCTCTGGAACCCAACTAATATCCCACTTTCCTTTTGCGTGAGGAACCCAAATAACTTCAGCATCTCTTACTCCACCTTTCCATATAAACTCTCCTCTTGTAGTTGTAATACTATTAACCTCGTTGTAATCCATTTGTTGATAGATTCTTTCAACGTCAAAGATACAACTTTGAGTGTCATTTCTAAAGGCTTCTTCTATAGTAAACGGAAATTGTCTCTTAAATTCCGATAAAGCTACAGTGTCATTCTTTAATGCGTCTCTTCTATTCTGTATATAATCCTTAGCACCTACATCAATCATCATCTCGTCAACACCCATTACTGGCTTGTCGGGAGTTTCAACTATACTATAACCATACTCATCTATAAAACCTTCAAGGTTATCCTGAGCTGGTATGAATAACTGATATAAACCGCTTTTAGTTCTACCGTTTAAATCTTTGTCTCCAGAGTTAGAGTCGTAGAATATATCCTTATACTCTGAGCCACCATCCTGCAACTTGTTAGCAGTAGACCCCATCATACACTTACCTACAATTTTTCTACCTAACAATAAACAAGTCTGAGTAACACCCCAGTTCTTCTTTATAGAGTTTTGACCAATCCACTTAGCAGCCTCGTCATGAACAAGAAGTTTTAACTTCTCCCCATCGTAACTGTTATCACCAGTGTTCTTCCAGTCAATACTAGAATTTAAAGCTTCAGAGTCCTCTATGTGCTTCTGATTCTTTGTTATCTTTTTAGCAGGCTCTCTAAACGCAAGCTCTACACGAGGATTACTAGAACCATCTTGTATAGGTTGAAAAAAGAAAGGGTAGTTACGATATATACGAACCACCTTATCAGTAAACATAGTCTTAGCATCTGCCCCAGTTTTTGATAATATACCAAACCTACTTTCGTAAGTCATAGTAGATAAATTAACTGTCTCACTACTAGCCATGTATGAAAAACCAGAACGTCTATTCTTAAGGAAACACATCCCATAAGAGTTTTTATCTAATTTACACGCTTCCCAAAAAATAAAGAACGTTCTGTTAGCATCTCTGTAATCAGGATACCCTACATCAATCTTACTCCACTGGATGAACATATAATGTGACCCAGTGATATACGTAGGAACTCCGTTGTTATAAAACCATAACCCTTCCATTCTACGTCTAAACTCTTCCTCTATGTAATCTACAAAGTCAGAAGCATTCGCCCTTGTTAAAGCTTTTGGTGGAGGTATTCTAGTCCACTTCTGCTTTGCTTTGGGTAAGTTATGGTAAAGTATATCTTTCTTATACCTGGGCTTTTTAGGTAAGACAATTTTTAAATTGTCAAACTTCATTACCTCGCCATGACTTTCTTCGCTTAAATATATCGTGTTATTTTCTTGCATACTTCTCTGCAAAAGAACCTTTAAAATCTTTCTTATCTTCTATTAATGAAGAACCGTCCTTAATTCTATCTTCTAGATTTTTAATACCTAGTAGTATTTCTTGACAATCTTCAAAACATTCTCTCTTTGCTTTTATAGCTTGCCTTCTTTTTGCGTCATCTTCCTCTAGTAATGGTTTACTAATCTCCTCTATTAAAAGATCTATAGCTCCCTTACTAGCCTCTATAAGCCTCTCTAAGGTGTCTAAAGCATAATTCTTACCGCTAGTCTCCATATACAGCTAATACATCAAAATTACGCATCCTAAGAAGCTTAACACCATCTATATCCATATCGTACTCAGAGTTCTCGCTCCACATCACTCTATCTCCTTCTTCAACTCCTTGATCCTTCATCCAGTCATTTATAAAGACTGCCTTACCATGAAGCTCGTTCTCTTTGCTTTGAGACTCTACAATAATACCTGAACTTGTTTCTTTTGGGTCAAGCATCTCTTGCTCCATAAAGTTCCAGACACCTATTGGTATATACTCCTCACCTCTTTTAATAAGGTATATCTGCTCTGCGAAAGCTTGGTATATATTTTCCCTGTCTGCGTGCTTAACATGGTTTACTGGTGTTGCAATAAAGTGGTGAAACCAAACTTTATCCCCTTCCTGTATACCCACATCTTTAGTATCCTGTATTGGTGTTTTATATATAGTACCATACTGCCTAGCTAACTTCATAGGATCGTAAGAGGTATCTCTATACAATTCTTCTCCATTAAGCATTATAGTGTCTTCTGTTTCTTTTTCTACTTCTATCCAGTAGAGATCTTTAATTGGCTTCATCTTTTGTTTTTTAATTTTACTTTACTTCGTAGTCATCTAGGACATCTGTGTTGTATTCTATAGCTGTTGGCTGAGAGAAAAACCTTTTCCAAGGTCTAGAAAATTCCTCTTCTTCTTTTTTTATGTACACATCATACACTACTTGTTGGTGCTTATACCAAGCTGCCTCGTCTTGTATGATGGCTGTAATTTTTAAGGAACCTCCTAACATTCTTTGACCTACCTGGTAAGTCAATCCTTGCTTTAAGTCCCCTATTGTAATCTTTCTAATAATAGGGTTAATTGAATCCATTTTAATTTAATTTAGTTTTTACTCGTATAAATCTCTTGATAATTTAATATATCCAATCTGCATTCCCCTACTTGACGTTGTAAGTGTTTGAATACCTGTAAAGGGAAGTAGGTCTATATCGTTTGTCATAGCTAAAGATTTAGTTGTAGCTACAGACTGAGTTAACCCACCTGCAGTTGTGCTGGTAGGTGTAGTTGTTAAACCGTACTTTATATTGTTAACCGATATAGATATTTGTCTATTTTCGTCAAATACTATTTTAATTCTGTAAACTGTATTTTCTTCTACAACTATACCAAGGTTAGTAACGTAATCTACGTTAGCTATACTGTAAACAAAATGTAAATTACCATTTGTAGTTAACGCTCCTTGATCATCAGCTGCAGAGTATAAAAAATAAGCTTGATTAGCATCTGTAGCGTATACACCTGTTTCAGTAAGCTTTAATCCAGACCAAAAAGAAGAATCAGCTATACTACCAGAAGTTGATATTGCTGCAGAATACTCTGTTTTATTTTCAGTACCAAACAATACTGAAGCAAAAGCTGAAGAATTAATACCTGCATTAAGCTCTGTATTTCCTCTTCTAGGACTTATTACTGACCTATCATCATTAGTAGTTCCAGTAATTAATTTAATACCAGCAAAAGTAAAACTCCTACCAGTGTTTCCAGATACTTGAGAACCTCCTGAATTAACACCACTTAAAACAAAGTTTTGATTAGGGGTGATGTATGGGTCTACAATAAAAGACAACTTAAACACTTGTGCAGTAACATTAGTACCGTTAGTACCTAGTCTTATCTTGCAACTACCATCTGCTACATCATAAACCAATACATTAACCATAGCATTATCATCGTCAGTTACCCATCCATGAAGTTGAACATGAACTTGAGATGATAATCCAAATATGTGATTATTATTAAATGTAAATTCTACCGTATCTGTAGCAGCTAAATCATGAGACTGCATAGTTATAATACCATACTTAGCATCTAGTGTTACAGCAGTAGTTGCATTAGTATCTTGATCTACAACAGCAGTTTGTAAGCTTGGAACTTTTTCAAAACTTTCTTTAAGTTCAAATCGATCATCAGACTGAGATATAGTACCAGAAACATTTAAGTTACCATTACTATCAATTCTAAACTTTTCAGAACCACCTGTAGATATACCTAAGTAATCACTACTATGGTCGTAAAATATTTGACCTGAAGAGTTGCTATTAACATCTCCAAAAAATATATTACCAGATGAAGAAGCCCCAGAAAGTATTGTTAAACCAGAGTCGCTTGAGTTCTCTAAAGTTAGTTGGTTAGCTGAAAGGCTTGACGTAACAGAACCTGCACTAACTCCAACAACGTGAAGTAAACCGTCAGGAGTGGATCCTGCAGTACCAATACCAACTTTTGTAAACTCAGCCTTATCAGTAGATAACTTCATTGCTGTAGCATTACCAGAACCAGTCTCTACATCCTTTAAACTAGTGTTTTTTATTTCAGAAGCTGTTTTTAATAAGTTCTGATATGTTGAAGATAATGATTTACCTTTAAGTGTAGACATTTTTTTATTTTTTAGAAGACCCTCCAAAGAAGAAGTCAATTATTGTGTTCACTTTACTTGACATAGCTCCAAAGACTGTTGAGATAAATCCTATCTCGTAGTCAGAAAGATCTAGTGTGTTAGTTATAAAATATTTAAACATAAAATAAGATATAAAAAAATAAGCGCAAGTGAAAATAATAGCTAACAACTTTTGTATAACGCTATCATCAGTAAACATTGTTCTAGCACTTTTTCTATCCTCAACTTCTAGTTTGAATACTTCCTGCTCATGTTCCTTACCTAACTGCTCTAATTTATTCTTAAGGACTAATCGTTCTTCGTCTGTAGTAACAACCTCGTCTATTATACTAGAGGCTTGTCCTACTAAACTTTTAAGTATATTTTTAAACATTTGCGTATTTGTATTTAGTATCTCCATCCTCATCTTTGTAGGCTTCGAGTACTTGTTTTCTATTACCTTTATCTTTTAAAGATATATGTATCCAAGCAAAGTCAAACTCATTTATCATTTGATCAAATTCCATATTCGAATCTAGAATAAAATCATAGATAACTTTGTTGTTCATCTGCCCCATCTCCCAAAACTGGATGTCCAATGCCTGACCTTTGCAGTGCTGCGAAGAACGGCTGCCACCAATAGCACGATTGAGTGACGGGTTGCGATAACCACTACTGATCCTGATAGGACCAACACCGTCACGAAGAGGCTGTAAAATATCATCCACAAGATGCTGCATATTCTGTAGGTGCGTTTCAGTCGGCTCATTGTCTATACCTAATCTTTTAGCTGTGTTGCTGTGGGTTATCTCAGACAACGCAAAGTTTTTACTTAATCTCATCTATATATATCTTCTTTCTTAGTATTCCATCACTTGCTATATACATACCTTTAGTTGGTGTTACCACCCTACCTAGCATATCATAATATATAGTAGGCTTAAATAGTATATTGCTTATCTCTCTTACTGATAAGTCATAAGGATGTAGGTTTTGATCAAAATAAGTAGAGTCATTACAACCGCAATCATGAACTATTAAGTTTTGTGTTGCGTTATAGTAATCTAAAGTAAGTGCACTATCTAGTTCAGGGTAATTAACTATAATCATAACAGAACCACCCCAAGCGTTACCATCAAAGTCTCTCATTAATACTTTATAATTCTTCGGCATATAAACGATTTCATCAACTGCATTATTACCACTAAACAAAGTGGTATCTAAATCACAGTTACCTATAGACCAATACATGCCATCCATTAAGCTAGACTCTGTCACTATAACCCTTTTATATCCTTGAGCTTTAGCGTTAAAAGATAAAAATACAAAACCTATTATGTATAGGAATATCATTGCAACCCAAAAAAAAGATATAGCTACAGTTGAGTTCTGAAATCTTTTTAAATTTAATTTGTTCATTATTGAAACTTTTCAAAGGTTATGTCATCTATGACTGATTGTACTTTCTTTTTGTTACCATCTAGTTGCAACATAATGTTAGATATAAATCTATACTCTTCAACACCATTATTCAGTACTATAACTGTAGGAACAGAAGTAATTTTAAATTCTTTTTGTATTTTGGATTGCTTTACTATATCCACTCTATATGCGTTGCAATCTTTCAATGAAGGTAAAAACTTAACTTTATTACCATCGTTCCACTCTGCATAGAACTCTATTACCACCGTACCCTTGGCTGTCTTAGAGTCAAATGAGCTAGAAGTTATAAACTCTTGAGCTACAATATTTGTAGTAAGTAGTAATAAAAGTAAAAGCCTACTCATATAGCTTTTGTTTAATCATCTTTAAATCTTCTTTAATCTCAGTAACATCTTCCTGTGTAGACATAATAGTTTGACGGATAAGCTTATCCTTCATGTCAAACTCTATTCTGCTTATTATTGGGTCTGTAGGCAAAGGAAGTTTTTTAGCTTCTGCTATATCTGCTTGTAGCGTAAACCACATCCCTATCAATGTTCCTATTAAAGCAATTATACCACCTAATGTTTTTAAGCTTACTTGTACTTCACTATTTTCGCTAATCTGTGTCGCCATGTTAGAATATTAAATAATTTATTCCAGTCTTTAACTGGTAGGAAGGTCTGTCCCAAAACTTTAAATGCCTGCCTTCTACAAATATACTAAAATGTCTGTTAAAATTTACACCGAATATTAATCCTGCATCCCACTCTGATTGATCTCCATTCCTAACAAAGGAATAATCAGTCAACCCTTTGTGTATAGGGTATACAGAAGCCCAGGTATGTAACCAGCAGTTCTTGTTATAGTAATAATAATCTAATCCTATAACTGCAGACACCTCTTGCTGCAACCCTATTATGTCGAGTTGTTCTTTATTATACCTGTTAAGTACCGTAGGAAAGTAATACTTATAAAACTCATCATCGCCAGCACAAATCCATTCTGACTCACCAGCATCAACATCAATATGTATCCACTCTCCAGATTGAGATGTGCTAAAGTAGTAATATGAATTTGCTAAATCTTTCCAATCTTCATTATCGTTTGTTCTAGTCCACTCTTCTATAGGTGAGTAACCGTAAACAGGATGAGAACGATGTGCTACACCTGCTGTAACATCGAAAGACCCAAAACTTTTACGTAATCTAGCTTCTCCTAGTGTATACCTTAAGTTTATTAACCCATCATTAACGTAAGCAGCTTTTGCTGTAAAGTTATTAGAGATATACCTTAGCTTATACTCTTGTTGAGTTACTTCAGTACCTCTGTTTCTAACGAAGGAATACTGAAACAAATACTCCAGTCCAGGAGCGTTAGACACTGTAGAGTAATCACTAATTTCATGCTCTGACCCATCGTAAAACAAACCTTGCTTTACTTGGTAGTTGAACCTAGCAATTTTTCTTATACCAACAGTAATATTTAAGTTAGGCTCGCTATACTGAGTCATCTCTACTATAGTACCGTTAACGTAATCATCTTGATGTCCAGGATCGTAAATACCTTGAACTCTATATCCTACAGGCTCTGCTGCAGGGGTGGTTGTAGAATAACTTGCGTAAAAAGTAGCAAACCTAAATAAATTTAATTGTGCTTGTACTGTAGTAGCAGTTAATAACAACCCTACATAAATTAATTTTCTTAACATTTCCATCTTCTCCTTGCTTGTCTAATCCTAGAGTCAGGATCATTTTTAGTCTTCTGACTACTTCCTTTTAACTGACCTAAAGATCTAGCACAGTACGACTTTCTTCTACCAGCAGACTTACTACCAGGCTTTACTTTACCAGTTACAGCAGTTTTAAGTTTACTACCAGGATTTGCACGTCTGTAAGCCTTAACGCCTTTAGAAGTCATCCCAGCTCCAGATTTAGTAGGTCTAAAGTTACCAGACTTAATACTAGTCTTTATACCCATTCCTTTTTTTGCTTTCTTTACTGCTTTCACTTTTTTATATCTAGATACTCTTCCTTTTTCGTTCTTTTCTTTTTGTGCTCTAGCTTTTTCTTCTGGGGTAACCTCACTCCAAGTAGAAGGAGTATCTTTACTAATCCTTTTGGTAGGGCGAAAGGTATTCTCACCTTTTGAGTAATCTTTCTTACCCTTAGGTGTTTTCCAGTTTTCTTTAAACCAACGTTTAAGGTTTAAACCTGCTTTCGTTTTCCTAACAGCCATACCTTACCCTCTTTTCTTTCTACACTTAGCTATAGCACCAGAAGCGTAAGCACTAGGAAAGACTTTATAACTAGCCTTTACCTTGTGGTAGCAAGAATCTTTTACAGACCCTCCCTTCTTCATGGTTTTAACCTTCTTACTTTTCTTTTTTCGCTTTACAGCTGTGCAAGTACAATTAGATCCCATCATCAGTTTGATTGTCTTGTAAAAATTGACTAGCTTCTGTGCGAGTCATTAAACAGTTATGTGGATAAGCTAAATCCTCTCCCAGTATAAGTAAAGAACTCAACTCACCATTTAACCAACTAGCTTCGAGTTCAATAATATAAAACTTATTATCACCTATATCTACCATAGGATTATGACCAAATTTTCTACGATTGTACTCTCCAAGCTCTTTAAAAGTTGGATGTGTTACACCATTTTGAGTACCCTCTTCGTCGTACTCAGGTATTCCGTAAGTACTCAATAACTCACTTGGAATTAATTGATTAAAAGTTGTGTCATTTAGACACATGTGTACATTTCCTCTCATAGTAATTAATTTGTATGGGCAGATAATCCTGCTTTATAATTGTTTTCTACTTCGTCAGATGTTAATAGTTTGTCGTAAACTAAAGCATCACTCACTAAGCCATTAAAGAATTGACCTGCACTAACGCTTGATGTATTTCCTATTGTAATTGGTTCTGTATTATTAAAGTTACCTGACCAAGATGCTCCTGTTTTTGACTCTACACTTCCATCATCTTTAAAAAATAAGATTTGGTCGTTTGGTGTATCAATTATAACAGTTATCATTTG